TCAATCGGAAACGGCACTGTTACAGGTGCGATTAGTGATGTAAATGGCAAGTTAAACCAGGACACCGATTTGTCTTTAGTCAATTGTGTATCATGGAGTTCTGACAATACAATTTCCAAAATAGGTAACAGAGTATTTGTAACGTTAGGCGTACGAATTACATCTGAGCAGTCTAGCGGATCATTAATCATTGCCCGTATTGCAAGGACATATTACCCTAAAACTGTGTATGTTAGAGCAAGTGCAACAGGTGGTACAAATGGCGATAATCACATACTTTATATTGATAAAACCAATGGCGCAGTAATATTAAATCTTTCGACAGAACGGTATTATTCTGCCAGTTTCTCATACTTGGCAAATTAGGCTATTTATATGCTACAACAAAATTTAGGGTAAATGTTGCGTCATTACTTACAGTAGCAATTTGATATGCATAAAATTTACCATTAATTGCAAGACGCACATTAACAGCCCAATCACAGTTTACGAACACGCCAAATACGTTAGCATTACTTGGTAATCCAAAGTCAGATAATGATCCTAATAATGACTGTCTATTTGTCACTAGCAGAGTAACAGATGTTGATATTGATGCAAATTTCAAACCACTTAACTTGCCATTTACAGAAGGAGTGATAGCCGATGGGCGGAGATTAGAAAAAAATAAATCAATCAAAAAGAGCATGGTGTAAAAGCCATGCTCTTAATCTCTTTATCTGATTCCCCAGTCACCGTCATTGTTGACGAAACCAACCACATATCCTATCATGTCATCAATTATGTGCTCCGGAAGTATACTATTCGGAGACATGAGCGAAACATATCTCCATTTTCTAACGCCATATTCTATTATATGGGTTTTTACGGCAATTTGTATCCCACCATTACTTGTTACAATACATCGTTCACCGTCTTGTGGTTCCCGATCCGCTGCAAGGAGAACAATTTCCCCAGGCAGATAAAACGGCATATAGTAGTCACAGGGAATTTTCAAACCGATATAAGTCTTGGATTTTATATCTTCCGGTAATTTGTCTATGCAAATAGGTTCTACAGCGTTTGTGGTGGCTATAATTCCATTCACAAGTTGCGGTTTAAGGACAGAAATATACTTGTGTGATTTTTCAAGACTGGAATAGATTTTATCTTGGTGACGGATGGAGTAGCGGATAAGGTACAGAGAGTGTTCCGGCAGACTGCGGCATATCTTGACAGATTCCAACATCTTATCTTCCATAGTACCACAGCCTACCAACTCATCTACGCTGATTCCAAAGGCTCTAGCAAGCGCAACAGCGGTCGATAGCTTTGTGTCGTTAGAATTACCGTATAGTAGTGAATTAAGCGTAGAATAAGGCAAATTAGCTTCATCTGCAAGCTTGTAAACCGTCATGTCCGGCTCATTTAGAAATTCATGGAGATTTCCACGAAAACTTAACATATAATTAGTACGGTTGACTGATAAATGTGTCGAAATTTCTTTGATTCGGTCTTTTTTCATCATGTTTTTTATCCCCCTTTCACATGATACACTTGTAACATCCCTTGTTTCAAGGGACTTCAAGTTCTGGCGAGGGCGGTGTTTATTGGCGTTTTCACCGTCCTCTTTTGTTGATATTTTACAACAATAAAAAACGTGCGTCAAATATATTGATTGTTAAGAACATATGTTCTATAATTTAGGTATCGCTACCAAGTGCGGAAAGATTAGGGGGTGTACTATGGGGAAAGAAGATTACAAAGAGGAAATCATAAAGCTAATCAATGCTTGCGATAATTTACACTGGTTAGAGTGCATTTATGCCTATGTTAAAAAACTACTTAGATAAAGGAAAAGAGCCAAGGACTTGCGCATTGCCCTTGGCTTTTTCTTATTCGTTCTTTTTTGCGATTGAATCAATCAACTTTTCCAAAGCGTTCCATCCATCTTCGTCCAAGTTGGCCAGTGCGGGTACAAGACGGTGCTTAAATGTATCTTCACCGGACTTTTGAATTTCTCCGAGCATTTCCGATATTTGTTCATCCTTTGATTTCTGAACAAACATTTCACCAGTTCCATTTCGGAGCCATTCTTCGTTTACATCAAACTCTCTGCAAATAGAAAGAATAACTGCATCAGTAGGAGTTCTCAGCCCATTTTCATAATTAGTAATGGTATTTCCTTTTACACCGATTCTTTCTCCGAAATCAACTTGGGTTAAGCCGCTTTCTTTTCTTATTTTTTTAATACGGTCTTTCAAAATATATCACCTCCTTATGTGATAAATATATCAAAAAAAACTCTCAAAGTCAACATTTAGTATTGCATTATAACTCTCTATGTGATATATTAAACTCACGAAGTCAACAAAAAGGAGGTGAAAATATTGGAAATGCTTCATTATAGTTGGCTTGACGCAATACCAATTACAGTGTTTGTTCTACTGACTTGCATTATGAGTTATTGGCATGGGAGATCCGAGCACGGATGGAGAATTGTCGGACTTGTCTACACTATAATTTTGGGAATAATCGGTCAGATTCTTGTAGGATTTTTCCCAATGTTTGGGTAACAGTAAGCAATTTTTCCGAGGAATCGTTTTTCCTGTTGAGTAACGAATCATGAAGAGAAGATAATTGATCCCAATATTCGGATGGAACATATAAAAATAATTCATGGTAAGAGCGTATGTACTCTATTTTTTCACTTGGATAATTTGTTTCTAATTGTTTGGAAGCAAATTCCAAAAAATGATTAAATACGGATTGCTGCTTTTGATAATAGGAAAGCTGTTTATCATATTTTAGTTCCAATTTTCTTATTTGAGTACTGTGTATGCTATTGATGATAGTTACTAAAACAGGACAAACTATCGCAACACATAAGGTTATAGCTGATACAGCGAGTTCTAAGTGATTTGTACTTAATGTTTCCATGAATATGTACCTCCAAGAAATTTTTATTATTATACCACGAAAAGGAAGTGAATTGAATGAGTGAAAAAGAGAAAAAAATCGTTGAGAAGTTAAAGAGAGCCATTCCGAATATGTCCGATTTCGACAAGGGATATATTCTCGGAAAGACAGAGAAGATGGCAGAGGAATCTGTTAAGAAACAGGAGGAAGAAAATGCAAAACCAATTTGAGAGAGAACTTCTCAAAACCTTAAAGAGCATTGACGGTACTCTGAAAAGAATTGAGAAGTCCATGAATGATGATGAAAAGAACCACTTAACAATCTGCAATGCAGTTATGCATGCACAAAGAGGAAACAACTATTTTCCGTATTTCAGAGATACTATGTATGACTGGCGAAAATGAATTTAGGGAAGGAGAACAATGAACGAATTACAAATTTTTAATAATGAAGAATTTGGAACAATCAGAACAGCAGAAATCAACGGTAAGCCTTACTTTGTGGCTTCTGATGTTGCAACAGCACTTGGATATGCAAACCCCAGAAAGGCAGTCATAGACCACTGTAAGGGAGTAACGAAACGTGACACCCCTACATCTGGTGGTAAACAAGAGTTGTCATACATAAATGAGGGTGACGTTTACCGCCTTATTATGAGATCGAAGTTGCCATCAGCGGAGAAATTTGAATCGTGGGTTGTGGATGAAGTGATCCCGTCCATCAGAAAGAATGGTGGGTACATAGCAAACCAAGAGAATATGACCCCAGAGCAGATTGTAGCGAATGCACTTATCGTAGCACAGAACATTATTTCGCAGAAAGATAAGCAAATCGAAGAAATGCGACCGAAAGCAGATTTCTTTGATGCAGTTGCAGACAGCAAGACTGCAATTTCCATGAATGAGGTTTCAAAGGTATTGGGAATCAAAGGGCTCGGACGTAACAACCTATTTGAATTTCTTCGTGATAATGCAATCCTGGATAGATGGAATGTGCCATATCAGAAATACATTGATTGCGGATGGTTTCGTGTAATAGAGCAGAAATACACCAAGAATGGAGAGGAGCATATATCTATAAAAACACTTGTTTATCAAAAAGGTGTTGATGCAATCAGAAGAAAAATAGAAGCAAAGCGAAGTGCTTAAATGAAAGGAGATATTTCAGTGAATAGCGGAATCTGTAAAAATGTAAGAAAAGCAAATTATGATAGAGGACTTAAATATGGCAACAAAGTACTTCATGGTAGTGATTTAAGGGATTTGGTAGGGCTTACTGTTTCGGATGTAAATTCCAACGCTGATGATGCAGAAGTCGTTGTATGGTTTGAAAGCAATGAACGAAATGTTGCTGTTTACTTAAGGGATGATTGTTTAGATGGACAACACATTGCAATCATTGACCATGCAAATGAAGAGGAAGAATCAAAGCTTCTTCTCAGACCTGTTACGGAAAATGACATAAAAGAATTTTCTTCAATGGTTTTGTATTATACAGATGATGTTTTTGGAGAAAACGATGAAAAAACCGGAGCACACTATTTATACTGTAATGATTTGGAATTAGAAGAATCAGAATTTTTCAAAGTAAAAAGTCTGTATGTCTTCCAAGATGGAAGAATTTTAACAGAAAGGTAAGTAGTGATATGAGAACAACATTGAAGCTGTTTCTTCCTATTATAATAGCACTCTCCATCACATTTACATCCACGGCACAGCCGAAAGGTAGTTTCATCTCCGAGGAAGCACAGGAATCGTGTGTAAAGTACGGTGAGGAATATGGCATCTGCCCGGAACTGCTTATGGCAATGATCGAGAAAGAATCTTCCGGCAGACCGGATGTGGAAAGTGGCGGTTGCAAAGGTTTGATGCAGATTTCTGACAGATGGCATAAAGACCGCATGGAGCGTTTGGGAGTGACGGACATCTACTCCGTGGACGGTAATATCCATGTGGGAGCCGACTACTTGTCGGAATTGTTTGAAAAGTACTGTGATGTAGGAATTGTACTCATGGTTTACCACGGAGAGAAGAACGCATCTACAAAGACAGAATTAAGTGATTACGCAGACTGGATATTAACCAGGAGCGCAGAACTGGAAAGGATGAATGGAAAATGACGAACAGAGAGAAGTATGCGGAACAGATTATTGACATGGCACTTGATAGTATAGAGATAGCTGTGGACAAAGAAGGAAAGTTATGTGATTGCAATGTAATACTTTGTTCCGATTGCGCATGGAGTGATAAAAGCAGATGCAGGGAAAGGTTCAAAGAATGGTCAGAGCAGGAATATGTTGAACCACCTGTTGATTGGTCGAACGTTGCGGTGGACACAAAAGTATACGTAAGAGATTCCGACAGAGGACATTGGAAGCCTAGATATTTTGCAAAATTTGAAGATGGGAAAATATTTACATGGACTTGTGGTGCTACGTCTTTTTCTGCGAATGATTTAAACGATGTAACAAGGTGGAATCAAGGAAAACTTGCGGAGGACACCGTATGAGTGCCAAAAAGCGGTTTACCGTCAAAGGGTGCATCGGAAAGATATTTTACAGTCCGAAAGAATGGGAAGTTGACCGTGAAACAGCATTCTATTACAGAATTGTAAACCGCAATACCGGGAAGAAAAAATGGTTAAGAAAGGAGTATTTTTATGCAGAAAAGTCAGATTATCCCCATCGTCCGTGCGAATGAGATTCTAATTGCAAGACTGTTAGATGCAGGAATCTTGTATATCGGAGAAGACAACGTGATCCACGTAACAGAAGACTGAAAGCCGGAGGAGTGAGGAAATGGAAAGGAAGATAAGAAAAATCTTGGTAGAACTGGGGCTGAAACAGTACTTGCCGGGATTCCAGTACATCATCGAGGTCGAAACGCTGATGTTTGAGAATCGGAACAGAAGACTTTCTGAAATCTACCGGATTATCGGAGAGAAACACAGCACAAATGAAAAAAGTGTGTACCGGGCGATCAAGTGGGTGGTTGACAAGATGAACCCAACCACAGAGTTGTACAAGGAGATCAATGAGACAGACAAGCCGGTATCAATCTATATGTTTGTAAATTCACTGTATTTATATCTTTGGGAGGATAGGAAAAATGAGGATTAAGCACATCTTTTTGCAGAATTTCTGCAAGTTCTATGGTTCTAACGTAGTGGACACTGATTTATACGACCGGACAGATGTTTCCGGTGCGAATGAAGTCGGTAAGTCCACAATCAAGAGAACAATTCAGTACATTTTTGGATGTCGTGACGAAAACGGCAGAGAGATCACCGGAATCAGACCGCACGATAAGGACGGCAATGACATTGACGGAGATATTACCGCAGGAGTTACCGTGGAGATTGACGGTACAGACAAGGTTCTGAAAAAAGTATGCCGTCAGAACTTTAATAAGAAAGGCGAGTTTACCGGAAATGTCACGGATTACTATGTGAATGATATTCCAAAAAAGGCAGCAGATTTTGAAGCATTTTTGGAAGAGAGTGTATGCGGAAAAGATAAGTTTTCACTTTGCATCAATGCCATGACACTTTTGCTGAAAGGTGGCACGGATCAGAGAGCCATTCTTGCTGATATGTTTGGTCAGCACAGTAATGATGACATTTGCAATCAATTTCCGGAGTTTGAAGCATTAAGGACTGTTTTGCAGGACGGCACGGTTGATGAACTGAAAAAACGTTGCAATACGCAGTTGTACGGCACAAGAGGAAGAAATGGAACTAAAGGCTTGCAGGATCTGTTAGATGAAATTCCTAGCCGTATTGACGAGGTGAGCCGTCAGAGAGTAGATATTGACCTTGCGGATCTGGAACTGAAAAAGAAAGCTTTAATGGATAAGCTGTCAGAGAACATTAAGCAGCAGACAGATACGCAGAACAGCATGATTTCCTACGATAAGCTGTCTGATGGAATCATTGAGTTAAAAGGTCAGTTGAGCGCATTGCAGCAGAAAGCAAATGAAAAACTGGATGCGGACAGAAGAGAGAAGCGCACAACACTGAATCAGATTCAGAATGAGCATCAGAAAGAGTTGCTTAAGGCAGATACCATTCGTGAAGAGATCACTGCACTCGAAAAGCGCATTGCACAGTATGAGCAGAAGAGACAGGAATTGAAGAAGAGTTGGGATTTGAATAAAAGCCTTAAATTTGATGAAAACTCTTTGATTTGCCCCTACTGTGGACAGGAATATCCGGAAGAGAAGAAAGAGCAGTTAAGAACGGAGTTTGATACGCATAAGGCACATGAATTGGAACTGATTACCAAAGAGGGTTCTTCCTGTGCTGACCATATCAAAGCAGATCAGGCAGAACTGGAACATAAGCGTGAGGAACTGAAAAAGACAGAGGATGAATTGGAGCGGTTGGAGAAAGAGATTGCCATTGCTGATAATGCCTTAAATTCCATTCCGGCAAGCGTGGATATTTCCAACACAGAAGAATACAAAGCTATCCAGTCACAGATTGCAGAGAAAGAAGCTGCCATGAACAAATTCACTGCCATGAATCTTCTCAGAATCCAGTTAAAAGGTGATGAAGAGCAGATTCGAAATGATATTTCTGCGGTTGATAAGTCTTTGGCAAGCGTAAGCATTAACGAGAGTGTGGATAAGCGTATTGTAGAACTGGAACAGGAGCGAAAGAACATTGCACAGAAGATTACGGATGTGCAGTCACAGCTTGACCTGTTAAAGAAATTCAGCCGGAAGAAGAACGAACTGTTGGAAGATGATGTGAACAAGTATCTTTCTTTCTGCACAGTTCGTATGTTTAGACCTCTTGTGAATGGTGACACGGAGGAATGCTGTGACTTTACATACCGTGGAGAGCCTTACAGCCGGAACATGAACCACGGAGCAAGGATTCTGACGGAGATTGACATTTGCAATGCGTTTCAGAAGCGGTGCGGTGTGGAATTGCCTATCATGGTTGACGATACAGAGAGCCTTGACCCTTGGAAGATTCCTGATGTTGACAGTCAGTTGATTATGTTCCGCAGAAGTGATGATGCGAGTTTGAAAGTGGAGGAAGCGAAGAATGAACAGTAAGAATATCAAGCGGCATTTAGGTAGCAAACTTCGTGAGTGGATGGAGAGCATTGATGATGAAAGAGTAAAAACTGTAGTGAAAGAAAACACCATTGTTACAGGTGGTGCATTAGTTTCCCTTTTAACAGGGGAGACAGTGCATGACTATGATGTATATTTCAAAACAAAAGATGCGTGTATTACAGTTGCAAAATACTATGTTGATAAGTGGAACACTTTACATGAAGATAAACCAGTCACTCTTATGTGGGGAGAAGAATTGGAAAAAGCAACCGGCAGTGATAATGGTGCGGTAAAATGCTTCGTACAGTCTAAAGGAATTGCAGATGAAGATGAAGTTGGTGGAAGTTCTATTGCTTACAATTTTGATTCTACAGCCGATGAAGATGAAGCAGTTGGAATAGAGCACGAACAGGTAGAAACGGATTCGGATTCCAAAGAAAAATACAGACCACGTTTTATTACAAGCAATGCAATAAGTCTTTCGAATAAGATTCAGATTGTTACAAGGTTTTATGGAGAAGTAGAGGAAATTCACAAGAATTATGATTTCGTTCACTGTACTTGTGCATGGAGTTCGTGGGATAACGAGGTATTTCTTCCCAATAAGGCGTTGGAATGCATTATCAACAAGGAGTTGTATTATGTAGGCTCTAAATATCCGCTTTGCTCTATCATACGAACGAGAAAGTATATTGAGCGTGGATACCATATCAACGCTGGACAGTATGTAAAAATGTGTATGCAGTTAAATGAACTGGATTTGAAAGATGTAAAAGTGTTGGAAGAACAGTTGACTGGTGTAGATACAACTTACTTTCAGATGATGGTCGAAGAATTACAGAAGCACATGGAAGAGACTGGCGATTCCAAGGTTGACACAGCATACGCAATGGAATTGATAAATAAATTGTTTTAAAAAAAGAAAGGAGCTGCGGAGAATGCAGATTAAGAAAGAGACAGTCATTTCTGTTCTGACAACAAGCGGAGAAAAAATCAATGCCGGTGACACCGTGATATTTAATTTTGATTACAAGTGTTGCGTGGGTGTGTACTTGGGACTTTCAGACCGTGGAGCCTTGAAATTCAAAGGCAAGATTGCCGATACGGATGTGACATTCCATGTGATGCCTAGAAGCATCAAGGAGATTTACAAAGCTGATGTGACAGTGCATCAGGGAGTTGCAAGTGGATTTATGAATGAGCCGGAAAGTGAGGAAGAATAAGATGGAAAAACATAAATTTAAGGTTGGAGACAGAGTAAAAGTAAAAAAGGATATTGTTACACTCAACAGAAGAACTGTGGGGAAATGCGGAACAGTCAAAGAACTATTGACGGATAATTACTGCTCGGTTGAGTTTGACGAATTTGTAGACGGTCATGATTGCAATGGATTCGCCAAAGAAGGGCACGGATGGAATCACGCAGAAGATGCGCTTGATTTAGTTAAAACTCAGAATGAAACCATCGTCATCTACCGCAATGACAACAAAGTAGTTGCGCTGGACAAGTCCACTGGCGAGAAAGCAGAAGCTAACTGCAATCATGCTGATGAATTTGATTTCCGTACTGGTGCTAAGTTGGCTTTTAATCGGCTGATGGGCGAGGATGTGAAGCCTGATAACGGTGTACGGGAGGTGAAGAGAAAAGCTAAAGTCGGTGAGTACATCAAAATTGTGGATGCGAAACATTTTCTTATACCATATGAAAACGGAGAGATTTTCAGAGTAATTAGTGTTAAGAACTCAACATGTGATGTTGAAAACTCTGTTAAAAGTTGTTACGTATGGCACGAAGAGTACGTTGTACTTGAAAACTACAAACTGGAGAAAGAACCGGAGAAGAAAGACGAAATCTGCGTGGGAGATACCGTAAAAGTCAAGGATACCGGTAAGCAGTACAAGTTATACGGTACATGGAGTGGTCTTTTAGGATACGAACAGAATTTTGTAATAGATTCAGATGTAAGCAAAGATGATGAATACAAAGTTTTAAGAATTAAAGAACACGATTATATGCCTAAACGTACTCTTGCACTGATTCAGAATCCCAAGACAACCCAGGTATTCATCATAGGAATTAACGGCATCAAAAAGGTAGAAAGGTAGGTAGAAATATGGCAGACGAAAAGAAGCAGGAAAACACAGGAATTGTGGAATACGAATCAAATGGGGAAATTGTAAAAATTTCCCCAACAACGGTAAGAAAGTACCTTGTAAGCGGTGGTGGAAACGTATCGGATCAGGAAGTAATGATGTTTATGTCTCTTTGCAGATACCAGCATCTTAATCCTTTTTTGAAAGAAGCATACCTCATTAAGTTTGGAAACAATGATCCTGCTACTATTGTTACCGGAAAAGATGTTTTTACAAAAAGAGCCGATGCAAATCCGAATTATGCAGGAAAAAAAGCAGGAATTATTGTTCAGAAGAAAGATGGTTCCGTTGAAGAAAGAGAAGGATCTTTTGTCCTTAAGGACGAATCTATTGTAGGAGGTTGGGCTAAAGTGTTTATCAAAGGAAGAGAGACACCGGAGTACCAGTCAGTATCTTTCGATGAATATGTTGGAAGAAAAAAAGATGGAACAATCAACGGTCAATGGTCTAAAAAGCCTGCAACAATGATAAGAAAAGTTGCTGTTGTACAGGCATTAAGAGAAGCTTTTCCGGATAAATTCCAAGGTTTGTATGCACAGGAAGAATTTCCTGATGTTTCCGATGTGAAACTTGATGTGGAAAAAGTTGTGGCAGAAGAGGTACAGGCAAATGCAAACACTATCGAGTTTCCTGACGCAACATTTGAGGAAGTACCGCAGACCGCAGAGACGGACATTGCCAGCGCAGAGACACCGGATTGCTTTAAGTAGGAGGTTGAATAATATGTATACAGATATGTATAGAGTTTTAAAAGAAGGACAGTGTGGAGATTTCCGAATTGAAAAATTTGAAATAACTCCTAATAATTTGTATGCGGTTATTCATGGAATTAGTGTTGGAAAATATGTACGTCTTTTACATAAAAATGAAGTTGTAATGTCTGACACAAATATGGAAAAGCGTACAAATTCCAAATTTGTCATAAACGCTCATGGCAATGTTCTTATTGGTGGTCTTGGAATTGGAATGATTCTTTTGGCAATACAAGATAAAAGTAATGTTGAAAGGATTATTGTTGTTGAGAAATCAGAAGAAGTTATAGCTTTAGTAAAAGATCAACTTCCATTGAATAATAAGGTTGAAATTGTAAATGAAGATGTATGGGAATATATGCCATCTTGTAAATTTAATACTATTTATATGGATATATGGAACTATATAAATACAGATGTTTACAAAGATTCTATGAAGCCACTGATTTCAAAATATAGAAAATATCTTGTATCAAAGGAAGAGGACGAAGAAAGATTTATTGATTGTTGGTGCCGTTTGGAAGCAAAGAAAGGAAAAGCAATATGAAGCTAAAATGTTTAGGTTCCGGTTCTTCCGGTAACTGCTATCTTCTAACGGCAGATAACGGTGAAACGCTTTTACTGGATGCAGGACTTCCCATCATGGACATAAAACGTGGTCTTAACTGGAATATTAAGTGTGTTGTGGGTGCGATATGCACCCATACGCACAAAGACCACTCATTATCCACATCAGACCTTGAACACATGGGAATACCAGTATTTAAGCCATATGAGAGTTTAGAACCTATGGAAATAGGGTTTACTGGTGGAAAAATAATGGCATTTGATCTTACGACACTGGATGGTAAGTGGACACATACAAACGCTGATGGTTCAGAATGCCCTTGCTATGGATTCCTGATTACTCACCCGGAAATGGGAAAATTGCTTTATGTAACTGACACGGAATTTGTTAAGTGGCGGTTTCATGAAGTAAACCACATCATTATTTCATGTAACTATCAGAAGAAGTACATTACAGAGGATTCCAACGATGCTAAGAAATCCCATGTGTACCGTGGTCATATGGAACTGGAAACGGTAAAAGAATTTGTTCTTGCGAACAAATCAGATGCCTTGCAGAACGTCATATTGTGCCATTTAAGCCGTGATAATTCTGATGCCAAAGAATGTGTCACAGAGGTAAAAAAGATTGATCCATTGGCGAATGTGGACTATGCGGCAGCAGGCAAGGAATGGATTTTACAGAATGGAAAGGAGTGTCCGTTTTGAGTGGTGGAAGTTTTGGTTATTTGTGCTACAAGGATGTCAATGAGCTAATGGAGCCGTCAAGTATCTCCAACCTTGAAATTATGGTGCAACACTTACAGTTGTACGGTTACGAGGACATAGCACGAGATACACAGCGGTTGATTGAGTATATCCGGTCGGCAAGTATCAGAATTGAGGTTTTGAGCGAGAATCTTAACGGTGTTTTTCATGCGGTAGAGTGGTATGAGAGCGCAGATACTGGCAGAGAGACCATGATTGCAGAACTGGAAAAGTACAGAAATGGTGGTGCGAATGGCTGACACATTTTATAGACCACTTACACCACAATTAAGAAGTGAAATAATGCAGAGCATTGATTCTAACATATCCGAACTGAATACCTGTAAAAACAATGCTTTAGTCAATATGCAAAAGACAGGATATGGGGCATTGAGAAATATTATAAATGCCTTGCCGGACGGATATTTGATTCCATTTGAAAGGCGGTGATGTGGTTGGCTGATTGGAAGAATATAGCAAAAGCAAAATCCATAGAGAGAAAGAATCGTGAAAGAATACTGGCGGTTAATCCACACGTGGACGATGGAAGTGGAATTTACTTTCTGACAAGAACAGACGAGGATGGTTTTCGTTTTGCGTATGTGGGACAGGCGGTACACCTACTACAAAGACTGGCAGGGCATCTTAACGGATACCAACACATTGATTTATCTCTTAAAAGTCACGGATTATATTCTGTGGAAAATATATACGGTTGGAAAATCGGATTCTTACATTATCCGGTAGAAGAACTGGACAAGTGGGAGCAGTACTGGATTAAGCGTTATGCGGACGAGGGTTACCAGCTTCGCAACAAGACAGCCGGTGGTCAAGGTGATGGAAAGAAGCAGATCGCAGAGTACCGACCGGGAAAAGGTTACCGTGATGGTCTGGAACAAGGCAAAATCAACCTTGCAAGGGAACTTGCGAACATAGCCGACAAGCATCTAGTCATCAGTTTGAAGCCTGAGAAGCAGAACAATTCAGTTTCACAGAAACAGTATCAGAAGTTTATGGAACTTTTGCATGGAGAAAAGGACGGTGAAAGTAATGAATAAAACAGACTATGAAGTACTTTTACAATATGTTGAAGAAACTGACAAGGAGTTTTATGAATCTCTTTCTACTCAAAAACAAATTATGTATCTTTGCTATCAATATGAAACTAAATCTTTTAAAAAGTACTTGTTTAAGTATAGATTTCAGCAATTCTGTAATGAATTAAAGGAGTTTTTCAGAAAATGGTGAAATACGAAGATGAATGCTGCGGATGCGCTGCTGGAAATTATCCTTGTATTGGATCTGCTTGTCCCAACCGCCATGTGAAGCATCTGTACTGCGATAAGTGCGGTGAGGATGTAGAGGAACTTTACAATTTTGAAGGTGTCCAGTTGTGTAAGGAATGCATGTTAAATCAATTTGAGAAGATTACATGAGTGAAAAAAATTACGATTGTAGCTGTTGGAATGAGTACCCAAACACAATGCACTCAATCAACGGACGTACTCACAAACCGTATCAAAGTGGTAGATGGAAATGTGTTGATTGCTACGAATATGTAGGAAAATCAGAATACGGTGCTACTCATTGCAAAAGGAAAGAGCCAGAACTTGAAAAGAGGTGATACATAAAATGCCAAAACGATATGACAATCCGCAGGAAATTTTGAAAATCATGCGGCAGACAGAACTTTTGAAGCAGTCTGCGAATAGAAGTCCATTCACCGGAATACTGACACTGTTCTGCTATACCTTGTGGAAAGACTATAAGTACTCACAGACGAGACTTTCCGACTTTTGCGGTAAATTCACCGAATACAATGAAAAGTACGAGAATGAGCCTTATACGGAGTTACAGAGCAGGCTTAACGATTTTGCAGACTGGACGATTGAGTACAAGGAATTTACCGAAGCTGATTATCCACATTACAAGTCGGTTGTAGCGCAGAAATGCATCCAGGAACAGGTCAGATGTAACAATCTTATCAATGAGTTGTCCACAAGGTACATCCTATATGGAATGGTAATTCTTATGGAAGATGGATTTGGTAAGAAGAAGCTGACGAATTTCAAGGATAAGTTTTCCGACCACATGGACAAAGCCGGAGACAAGTGCAACGGAAAGGATTTCATGGACTTGTGGAGAGAACTGGTGGAAAACACCGGAATCTATATTGAGAAGCCTATTTTTGAGTAAGGAGTTCTAAATGGCAGAAAAACGAATGTTCAGCGCAAAAATAATTGAGAGTGATGCTTTTTTGGATATTCCTGCTACGGCTCAAATGCTTTATTTCCACATATGTATGAACGCTGATGATGACGGATTTGTGAACAACCCACGGAAAATCATAAGGATGTGCGGTGCTTCTGATGATGATTTGAAAGCATTGATAGACAATAGATTCCTTTTATCTTTCGATAGTGGAGTTGTGTTGGTAAAGCACTGGCGCATTCACAATTACATTCCACCGGATCGTTACAAGCCGTCATGCTATGTGGATGAAAAAAGCAAAATAGGTGTGAAACTAAACGGATCATACACTACAGACCCTAAAAAGATGGTTTCCCCAGTAGAGGGAAATCCAAAGAAAAATTGCTACGACAAAGAAATCAAACTTGATAAGAGGTGATATAGATGCAGATGACAGGTTATGAATTGTTGGCGAATTATGAAAAAGCAGAGGACAAGGATAAACAGATTCAGATTCTTGCGGATTTGAACCACATTCCGGTTGACATGGTGTGTTTTGTGATTGACAACAGAGAAAAATTTGAAAATTTGGAGACACCATTGTCCACAGAAGAATTTGCAAAGTGGTGTGAGACGGAACTTGACCGTGTGGATGCTCATATCCATGCACAGGAAATATATTACAGAGAAATTTGCAATGTATACGGAATCACAAGTACATACGGAAAAAGGAGTGTAGCTGTATGAGAGAGGGAACAGGAAACTTTCAGAACGGTGATTTACTCTACATGGCTACACATCCGGTTGCTGATGCTATTAGAATCGGACGGACAAAGCCGTATGAGTGCAGCTATCCGGCAATGTCGGAGAAACCAAAGATACATGCAGGAAGAAGTGAGAACCATGAAGATATATGCCGTGAAGAATGACAATGACAGCTACCCGAATATTGAGGATGGGCTGTTGGAAGTGTCAGAAAGTCGGCCAACATTCTTTCGGCTGGTGGGGAGCAACCGGCATTACCCGTACAGAGATTTTACTTTTTATGACCGTAACGGAGTGCCGATACCGAAGCAGTTTTTGAGAGCATGAGAAAATGTAGGAGGAAGAAATGATTGGATTTTCTAAAATGGCTTACCAGGCATTGGAAGTAAATGGACGAATACCATCCGACCCTAGAATGATGTGGAAAATGAGCAAGCCAGCTACGATTTGGGTTTTCTTGTGTATGGTGGTAGAAATCCCATTAACTTTGTTGAAATACATGGTCAAGGGGATATGTTTTATTCCACATGCAATATATGATGCGTTAGATTTGTAAATTTGGAGAAAGGAGTGGATGCAAGATGAAGTTTATCGTGACTTTATCAGATATGGTTGGAGTGGTATTGATCGCATTGTTGGTTTTTGTATGGATAATCTTTGGAATGATTATCTTGGTAAACATTGTGAAAGATAACATCAAGTACAGGATCGACAAATGGAAAAGAGAAAGAGAAGTCATGAAGGAATGGGAAAGGATCAATAATGGAGAGACTGACAGAAAGAACTACTGATGGAATTTTGGTAAAGGAGAATCACGTTGAAAACGGATTAAGAACATTTTATCAGTGCTTTGGAGAAAAGCCGAATGATAAATATACAAATTGCGATGGAGGATATTGCGCAATAGAGAAGCTGGCAGCCTATGAGGATGCCGAGGGACAGGGATTGCTTCTGCGGTTGCCAATCAGTGAAGATACACCAGTGTATTCTATCGAGTATTGTTGTGGAAAAAACAAAAATAATCTGTCTGGAATGTGTTTTAGAGGATTTTGCGAGAATTGTAGTGATAAGGCGTACTGCATACGTGAGAGTGTAGCTAAACATTGCAGCATTTGCGAAATTAATAAATCGGTATTCTTTACTCATGAGGAAGCCGAAGCCAAGCTGTCAGAAATGGAAGGTGCGGAATGAAGAGAGAAGAAGCTATCAAATTATTAAATGATATCCATAGTCAGTGTTGTGATACGGCAAATATCCTTTGCACACTTGATGCTGATAAAAGATGTGATGCATTACAGCTAGCAATCATCGCCTTGCAGAATCAGCCGGTGTGGATTCCGGTAAGCGAGAGACTGCCGGAAGAACTTGTACCAGTTAATGTAACATGGATAAACAGAAACCCGGAACCGTATTACGAAGACATAAAGGATGTTCCATTTGTTGATACTGCTGTTTATTGCAACGGAAAGTGGTACTGGTGGTCAAGTGTTTGCGTTGATTATCTCAAAGAATACGGAGAACGTTATAACATTGATTTGGTTGACGAGGACATTGATATTGTATCTTGGATGCCACTGCCGGAGACGTACAGGGAAAGTGAGGTAGAAGATGGCGAGATGTAATAACTGCAAGAATTTAGAAACAAAGGATAATGGGTTTGATGCGTACTCATGGTGTGAGAAAATCAACGACTGTCCGCATGAGGACATAGAAAGAGATTGCGAGCACTACGCACCTATGATCAACGCAGACCGGATCAGGAGCATGACGGACGAAGAGTTGGCGATGGCACTATTATGTGTCCTGCGGAATTTATTAAAAAGTGACAAGGTATGCGATTTTAACCATGATTGTAAAGATTGTACGCTGTCATGGTTACAGAAAGAAAGCGAGGAATGAAGATGCAAGATAGATATTTATTCCGTGGCAAGCGGGCAGGCAACGGGGAATGGGTGATATGGGATGCCATCACTGGAATACCGCATGATTTATATATTCAAGTGAAAACCATCTGCCAGTGCACCGGACTGAAAGACAAGAACGGTAATCTGATTTGGGAGAATGACATTGTTGCTTACTGGGATTCATACAGTACAGAAAGCGGACTGGCAGAAGCAGATTGCATCGGTAAAGTCGTATGGGATGATGAAACAATTTCCTTTCAAGTGACAAACAGATTATCTGCTGAAAGCTATGAAGTTTTAGGTGATGAATGTTCAGTGATTGGGAATGTATTTGACAATCCGGAACTGTTGGAGGAGTAATATGGCGACATGCAAACGCAAAAATCGTAATTGTCGGTATGAGTATAATCAAAATTCTTACCAGTGCAAGAAATGTATTGAGGAAAAATTAAATCAATATCCGATTACTTGTGAAGATTGTCATTACGGTGGTTGGGGAATATGCAATAAAAGAGGTAAGAATCAGCGGAGAATGAGACCTTGTGAGGATTTTAAATGGAGTTAAGGAGAGTAGCCATGACGGAGAATGAAGCATGTAAAAGAATTAAGTATCGAATGCATACGGCGGGACAGGTATCCGGGGAATGTGGAATGAAAGATTTGGAAATGGCAATCAAGGCACTGGAAGAGGTGCAGCAGTACCACCAGATCGGCACGATGGAGGAATGTCGTGAAGCTGTGGAGAAACAGACAGAAAAGAGACCGGAATTTGTAGATACAAGATTTGTGAATAACGGAAAACATATTTCTGATGGTTGCCAGTTGCAAAAATGTTATAAATGTCCTAATTGCAATCAACATATATTCCATGTGTGGGACGATGAATTGTATTGCAAGTACTGTGGACAGCACATTGATTGGAGTGATGAAGATGGGAAGATTGATTGATGCGGATAAATTAAAAGCGGATTTAGAAAAAGCAATTTCAAAGAACGAAGATATGGATTGCTTAGACTTTTTACGCGTTGCTTCTGTTATAGATGCCCAGCCGACCGCCTATGACCCGGACAAGGTTGTGGAGCAGTTGGAAAAGGAATTTAAAAAGTACTATGGGGAAAATTGGAACAAAGCCCCATACCTAATTAGGGCATTCAAGATTGTGAAAGGCAAGTATGTCACAGAACAGTCATGCGAGTGGAAACTTGAAGATTCGGAATCAAACCTTTATGTAACAGAGTGTGAAAACCGGCAGTTGATATTTGAGGGCACGCCAGAAGAAAACGGCTATAAGTATTGCCCTTATTGCAGCAGGAAGATAAAGAGAGGTGGAACAGATGACAATTAAACCGATTTTATTCAATACAGAAATGGTTCGGGCAATTCTGGACATGCCAAAAGAAGCCGCACGAATCTGGCTTAAGGTTACGGATGTTAGAATTGAGCGGTTGCAGGATGTCACTGAAGATGGAGCAAAAGCAGAAGGAGCGATAGATAACAGAGGGTTTATTCACAGCCCGGAGAATGAATATGATCGCATACATACAGCCAGAGAGCATTTTATTAAAATCTGGAACAGCACCATCAAGAAATCCGACATTGACCGCTACGGTTGGGATGCTAATCCTTACGTTTGGGTGATATCGTTTGAACGGTGCGAGAAGCCGGAAGGAGTGTGATGCAGATGGAACCCATTGATTACACCGCCCTGTACGAGCAGAATGAGGACTTTAAGCGTTACGTTGACCGATACTGCGTAAAGCACCGTATCAGCGTCGCAGAAGCCTTACAGCATTATCTGGTGCAGATGGCAGGGAGACAGTACAAGGAACAGAGTGAAACAATAGTTAGATAAAATCAAGAAAGGAGCCGAGACTCTGGCCAGAGTGAAGCATATGCGGTCTCCTTGAAAAAATGAGTGATTTAGATAAGTTTGATTACGAATGTCAGAATCAGATGAGCATTTTTGACCTGATACGTGAACAGATACGTATTACAAAGCCTATAATGCTGATAGAACTGTTTGCCGGATATGGTTCGCAGGCAATGGCACTGGAAAGAATCGGTGCAAAATTTGAGCATTACAGAGTTGTTGAGTTTGATAAGTATGCTGTAGCAAGCTACAATGCGGTGCATGGCACAGATTTTCCTACAATGGACATAACAAAGGTTCATGCGGATGATTTGAATATCTGCAATACGGAAGCCTTCACTTACTTACTTACTTACTCGTTTCCATGCACCGATTTATCGGTTGCCGGGAAGCAAGCAGGAATGAAAAAAGGTAGTGGTACACGGTCCGGTCTTTTGTGGGAAGTGGAACGTATTCTGAAAGAGATAAGAGATGGTGGCGGTGAGTTGCCACAGATTTTGTTCATGGAAAACGTGCCACAAGTTCATGCCGATGCAAACATGGTAGATTTTCAAAACTGGATTGATTTTCTGACAAGTCTTGGATATGTAAGTTACTGGCAGGACTTAAACGCAAAGAACTACGGAGTGGCACAGAACCGTGAAAGATGCTTCATGTTTTCATTTTTGGGAGAATATAACTACCATTTCCCACAGCCGATACCGTTGAAAAAGAAGTTGAAAGATTACCTTGAAGATGATGTGGACGAGAAGTATTACATCAACAATGAAAAGGCTGAAAAGCTGATAAAACAGCTTATTGACAATGGAACGCTGCCACAGCACAATCCTGAGAGCAGAGCAGAGCAGAGCAGAGCAGAGCAGAGCAGAGCAGAGCAGAGCAGAGCAGACTTGCATTGACGGAACAATCTGCAATCCACAGCAGAGAGACATTGCAAACTGCATCACTGCAAGATATGACTGCGGAATCTCAAACCAACAGCAAATCGGAAATATGGTTGCAGAAAATCTGTATTGATACAAGAATGAGTGGATTAGAGGATGGTGCAATAAGAACATACAGAGACACAGCACCGTCTATAACCGCAAGTGAATATAAAGAGCCAAGAATGATATTGGAGTGATTGAATGGAAGTAATAGGCAGCATATACACCGGAGTAACAGCAGATTTTCAGCGAGGTGTGTATCCGATTGCAAGGTGTGTAAAAGCTGAACAGCATGATTTAGGAGTAGTTATGGCAGATGTAAATGTTTTAGGCTCTCTTGAAGCAAAATTTGAGAGTACCAACAGAATTTATGATGTGGGGGGGGGTGTAGTCCAACATTGAGTACAATGCAAGGTGGAAATCAAGAACCAAAAATTCTTGAAAGTCAGATAGTTGCCATGCGTGGCAGAAATCCTGATAACCCATCAGACAGAACAGCTGGAAGTCCGACAGAACAGAGATTAGAGCCGAATGCACAAGGAATGTGCAATTCACTTACCACGGCGCAGAAAGATAATATGGTTCTGATTAAACAGGCTACGAAAAGCGGTTCTATTGAATGTGAAGTTGGTGGATGCTTCGATGCAAGTTACCCGGAAAGTCAAACAAGAAGAGGAAGAGTACAAGATAACGGCAATACGTGTCCAACGCTAACCGCACAAAATCAAGATATTGTACGGATTGAAAAGGGAGGTCAGATTTCTAACGATGGTTCGCAGTGCGGTACGGCAATCTCTGATAATGACATAGAATCTAATCTTGTAGCCGGCACACATGGGTATGCAAATAGCCATACTGCCACACAGTACCGTATCCGAAAGCTGACACCGAGAGAATGCGGACGTCTGATGGGAGTATCTGATGAAGATATCTCCAAGATGGCAGCGGTCAACAGCAACACACAGCTTTACAAGCAGTTTGGTAACAGCATCGTGGTGGATGCGATGTGTGCAATGTTCAAAAACTTAAATATTGAGCAAGTAAGTGAAACCAGGAACTAAAAAATTTGAGTTTCTATTTGAGTTGTTTTAAATAAGTTAAATTAGGATTTACCGGAGGAAATATGAAATGGGAATGACAAGAAATCAACTTGCCTTAGTGCGATATGTGGCTGAAAACAATATACAAAAAGCCAAAGATGCAGCTCTTTGCTGCTGTGCGGAAGATACAACTCAGAAGAATCACTATGCAGTCACAAAATATCAAAGTCTATTACGATCTGGTGGAATGAATCTTATGGAGCTACCAGCAAATGTTTCCAGTTTTGCAACGATGGAAGATCTGAAAAATACATACTTAGAAAGCAGATATTATCTGACCAATGAAGAAAAGGAATTATTCGAACTGATCAAGAACATGAATGATGTGAGTTTACAGCTTATGGAGAAACAGATCCCGTATCTGAATGCAACATTGCTCTATGGCGAGAGCGGAGTCGGGAAGACGGCTTTTTCCAGGTATGTAGCATATAAACTTGAAATGCCGTATTTATATGTGAATTTTTCAAGAATGCTTGATAGTTATCTTGGTGGAACTGCAAAAAATCTTACGAATCTGTTTAATTTCATCAATCAGCATCAATGCGTTGTAATGTTGGATGAAATCGACAGCTTGGCAGTAAAGAGGGAATATGGTGGAGGAGGAGCGAGCGCAGAGGTTTCCAGAAGTACAACATGCTTGTTACAGCTGTTAGATGCAGTTACTAACGACCATGTAATCATTGCCGCAACAAACCTCATAGATGATGTTGATACTGCAGTGAAGCGTAGATTTACAGAAAAGCATGAATTGCATCGTCTTTCATCAGAAGATAATGAACAGTTTATCAGACAGTATCTTGACGATGCAGGGTTTTCTTATGATTTGGATTCTGTTAGAAAGTATGCTGCAGAAAATCATTCACAAGCTGAAATTATGACGCATGTAACAAGAAGCATTGCAAGTACGCTTATCAACAAGGATGAATTGGTAATGCTGTAAACTGAAATATTAGGAGTTAGGGGAGGAATACTATGGACAATGAGATTATTTCCTTCAATCTAGCAAGAATCGAGCGAGGAAGAGAAAAGCTGTGCAAATGCGATCCACCTCATTACGAGGTCGATACGGTAAACAGGATCGTAAGCTGTCAGGATTGCGGAGCTACGGTAGATGCTTTTGATGCTCTGCTTACATTGGCGAGGCGGTATGAGCTGCTGGAGGATGAACAGAGGAAAATGCTATCTAAAGCCAAAACATACAGTGAACTGGCAGATGCTGAATTCAAACGGATGCGAAAGAATAAAGTATTCCGAGAAATGGAGGAACATTACAGAAAAGGTTTATATCCTATATGCCCTAAATGCGCAGAACCCATTGATCCGGTAGATATCCGGGAATGGACAGCGCATCTGGAGTAAACTGAAATATTAAGATTTATGGAGGCATTTGTATGAGAAAAATACATGAATGTGCAGAAGATATAAAAAATATTTTAAATGATGCAGAACGAACCGAAGAGGTTGACGGAGATATGTTATGTAGTATTAATGAGTTGGTGGATGAAATTTTATCAATATATTGTTTAGAAAAACAACAAAGAAAAATGGCTATAGCTGAAGAAAATGAGATTCTTTCAGAAGAGGCTAAAAAAGCAGGATGGAAGTCTGGTGTTATGAACATCTAAACTGAAATTTAGTGGAGGAGAATGGCTTATGAAGTTATCAAAACTGACTAAGCCTGAACTTGAAGAAATCTTCCGTAACGCCAATTTCACGGAAGAGGAAGAGAAAGTGTTTAAAATGCTTTCTTGCGGAAAAACTATTACAGAAACAGCACAAAAGATTAATGTATGTGACAGAACGGTCAACAGAATATCAAAAAAGGTTTATGAAAAAATAAACAGACTGGAGGTAAAAAATGGTTAGAGTTACACAAGACGGCAAAGATGTTGATATTGAAGATGTTTCTCTGCCAAAAGAAATTATTGAGATTATAGCATCCATATGCTGTTGACACCATTGTAAAAAGGCTTTAGAATGTGTCGTATGTATGATAAATACGGCACATTCTTTATATATTGAAAGGAGTGTAAAGAAAAAATGGAATGTGTCGCATATATGCGTGTTTCCACGGAAAAACAGGCAGAAGAAGGCAACGGTCTTGATAGTCAAAAAAGAGACATAGAGCTTTTTTGCCGGAAAAATGAACTGGTTGTATCTGACTGGTATGTTGATGATGGATATACCGGAGCAAATATGGATAGACCGGAACTGCAAAGACTTATTAACGACTGCATAAAAAAACGTGTTAAATGTGTTGTTGCGTTCAAATTAGACAGGCTTTCAAGAAGTATGATCGATGGTTTGTACATAATTGAAAGAGTTTTTCAACCAAACCAAGTGTTATTCAAATGTGTCCATGACAGTGTAAGTTATGACAGTCCTATGGAGCAGGCATACACACAGATGATGGCTGTTTTTGCACAACTTGACAAAAATACTATGATGCTTCGTATGCGTGGCGGTATGTTGGAGCGAATCAAACAAGGTTACTGGATTGGTGGTGCTAATACTCCGTATTGCTATAATTATAGCAAGGAGAAAGGAATACTTATTCCTATACCAGAACGTAAGGAACAAGCAAACAGAGCACTTGATATGTTTATTGGTGGTTATTCTGATTTATATATCAAGGAATCATTAGGATTTCACAGTGAGGTACTTGTAAGAAATGTGCTTACCGGAGTTGTCAATATAGGTATGATCCCATATAAAGGGAATGTATATCAAGGACTTCATGAACCTATTTTTGATAAAGAAAGGTTTGAACTTGCACAGGAAATCAGAAAATCACGTAGGAAAAACAAAACTGCTTGTCATACGGATGCCAACTTGTTAACAGGATTGTGCTATTGTGGTGTGTGTGGATGCAAGATGCGGTATCAGAAGTGGACGCACGGAAAGCATAAAATATATTGCTGTTCTCGTGATAAAGCAATGAAGTATTTGCCTAATTTCAATCCCGACTGTAACAATTCTTTGGAATGGGCTGCTGATATTGAAAAACAGGTAGAAAGTGAAATTTTAAAAATATCCTTAAATCTTTCAGAGTGCAAGCCTATTGAAAAGCAAAGCAAACTTGAAATAATGCAGTCACAATTTGAAAAAGAACAGGTGAAATTAAAAAGGCTATATGTTCTTTATTCCGATGGAAATGACACAGTTTTAGAAATGATTAAGAACACTGAAAAAATCATTTTTGAAATGAAAGTAAAGATAACCGAGGAAGAAAAAAACGAAAGAAACAGTCAGAAGAAAGAAGTTGTTTACGAGAGCATAAAAAAACTTGCCGATGTGTGGGCGCATATCGACAAGAAAGAGAAAAACAATATATTAAAAAGCATAATATCAAGGATTGTGATTGTCAATGGTGATGTTGAAATTCAATTAAAGAATTTTTAGCAGAACCTATTGTTATTGGAGTGGCAATAGGATGTGCTAATGCCGTATTTATCATACTTTTAAAACTGAATATTTTTTTGCTTGTCGCAAAAGTGTCGTATATGTGTCACTATATGCGACTTTTTTTATGCAAAAATTTAATCATAAGGAGGGATGACCTTATGGGAAAATTCAAATTTTCAGATGAAACACTGGAACATATATTCAGCAAAGAACGTACAAGGGAAGTGCCGATTAAGTATCAATCAATCATGGTTCATGTGATCGAGGAAGTTTTAGGAGAAACGGGTAATGCTTATGAATTTCAGTCCGTTGGGACTTATGAACAAGCCGACATATCAGACACTTGATGAAGTTGAAATTGCGAAACAGATAGAATCAATGGAAGAAAGGGAGAATAGCCATGCCGCAGCCGATTATGAATCCGAACTATTTCAATCCGCAGTATAGAACACCTATGTACGGACAGTTTATGCCACAACAGGAGCAATTCCAACCACAGCAATTTATGCAACAGCCACAGCAAAACGCAGTACAGATGTACGGTCGTATTGTACCGGCGCAAGAGTGCATAGCACCGAATGAGGTTCCTATGGATGGAAACACAGCATTTTTCCCAAAACAGGACTTGTCGGAAATCTATGCTAAATCCTGGGGAGCAGATGGAAAAATCTATACAAGGCTCTATAAGCCTGTTTTAGATGCAGACCCTAACAATTTACCGTCTGACACAGAAAAAACAAAATTTGACCTATCAGACGAAGCCACAGCGGTATTTATGAAGCGTTTCGATGAACTGGAACAAAAGATTGAGCAGTTAAAATCTTCGCAAACGCAAAGAAAAAATCAGCAATCGCAAAGAAAGGATGATGCAGAATGAATATGATGAATCCTATGCAGATGCCTAAAGGGATTGGAAATCCACGGCAAATAATTCAAGGGATTATGGGAAATAGTCAGATGATGCAGAATCCCATGATTAGAAATGTAATGGGAATGGCGCAAAAAGGTGACATATCAGGTGTTGAAAATTTTGGCAGAAATATTGCTAAGGAACGTGGCGTAGATTTTGATTCTGAATTTGAAAAATTCAAGCGTCAATTTCCTATGAAGTAGATACTAAATTCTTGCAAGATTAAGTATAAAAAATCTTATACGGAGGTAAAAATTATGTTTGAGAGTAACAATACTCCCTTTACCATGCCTGTTATGCCAGCTAATGGCGGATACAGTAACAACGGTGCATGGGGTGACGATGGTGCATGGTGGATTATTATTTTCGTCCTTTTCTTCGCTTTTGGCGGTTGGGGCGGTAATGGATGGGGCGGTAATGGCTCTAATTCCAGTTACTACACCGATTCTGCATTGCAAAGAGGGTTCGACACCCAGACTATCATCGGTAAACTGGACGGAATCAACAACGGTCTGTGTGACGGATTCTACGCTGTAAACAACGGTATGCTTACCGGATTTAATGGCGTAAATACCAACATTTTACAGACTGGCTATGGCATCCAACAGGCTATCAATGCAGACACCGTAGCAGGAATGCAGAATGCTAACGCTTTACAAGCACAGTTAGCACAGTGCTGCTGCGATACCCGTGAAGCTATCCAGGGTGTAAACTACAATATGGCAACGAATACTTGCGCATTGCAGAACACCATGAATAACAACACTCGTGATATTATCGACAGTCAGAATGCCGGTACGAGAGCAATCCTTGACTACTTATGTCAGGATAAGATCGCTACTCTGCAGGCAGAGAACAACGATCTGCGCAGAGCCGCTTCTCAGGATCGTCAGAATGCTCTTCTGACTACTGCCATTAGTGCACAGACACAGCAGATCATTAACGCTGTGAATCCTGCGCCCATCCCGGCATACCAGGTTCCCAACCCTAATGTATATTACGGATGCGGATGTGGTTGCAACACTGGTTGCGGATGCTAAAACTGCATATCGAGTAACTTAACCTTAAGGTTATGTCTGCTATGCAGAATTACTGACAACATGGGGCAGACTATATGGTTTGCCCCTTTGATTTTGAAAGAGAGGTATTTATTATGGCTGAATATACAGCAGTAGCATTACAGACTGTGGCAGCAGGAGCGGACGTTGCTTTTACTGAAACTGCCGTAAATGGAAGTAACTGTATCAATCACAGAGAGGGATCCGGAATTGTGAAGTTAAGAGGTATCACTAATCAGTGCCGGGCAAGATTCCTTGTAAGTTATTCCGGTAACATTCAGATTCCCACTGGTGGAACTGTTGGGGAAATTTCCATTGCACTGGCAGTAGACGGAGAACCTTTACAGTCCACAAGAATGATTGTAACTCCGGCAGCAGTAGAGAATTTCTTCAATGTTTCTGCGCAGGCTTACATTGATGTTCCTCGTGGATGCTGCAGCACGGTAGCGGTTCAAAACACTTCTACACAGGCTATCGAAGTTCAGAACAGTAATTTAATTGCCGTTCGTGAAGCGTAGGAGGTGGAAATCATGGATGTTAAAAGAATGCATGAAATGATTGAAAAACTTTCTGAATGCGCTAAAACGCAGTTTGACAAGGGCATCGACCATGTAGACACTTGCGAAATGGGAAAGGTCATCGACATGATGAAAGACTTATCCGAAGCAATGTACTACCGGGAACTGACAAAAACAATGCAGGAATATGATTCGGACGAAAGCATGGAAATGTTTGAACGTTACGGTGATGGTGGCAGACGGTACTATGACCATTACCGCTATGCTGACGGCAGATTTGCACCTAAAGGTCGTGGAACCTACCGCAGAGGTTATGAAGAACCACCCTATTATCACATGACTCCGGAAATGTATCACCGTGACATGGACAGAGACATGGGGCGTATGTACTACACGGAAACTTCTTCATCCGGTATGCGTGATGCAAGAGAGGGCAGAAGTGGAATGAGCCGCAGAACCTACATGGAAAATAAGGAACTGCATAAGGCGAATACACAGCAGGACAAAGAAGCAAAAGTCCGTGACCTGAACACCTACATGACCGAACTTGCAAACGACATGACGGAGATCATCAACGATGCAACACCGGAAGAAAAGACTGTACTGCGAAACAAGCTGTCTGCACTGGTAACAAAAATCGGTTAAAACACTTAAGGGGCTTATTTAGCCCCTTTTATGTTGGAGGTGGTAAGTTGTTCACGATAAATGGAATAGACTGGAATTTAAGGCTTGTAGGAAGTCCCAGCCCTATGCTGATGCGTTCTGATGGTACATATACGTTTGGCATGACAGACAGGAACACAAGAGATATTTACATATCAAATATGATTCATGGCAATTTCTATGACCGTGTGCTGTGCCATGAATTGTGCCATGCGTTCTGCCTGTCCTACAATTTGACTATGGATATTCAGACAGAAGAAATTGTTGCCGACTTTTTGGCTACCTACGGAAGAGAAGTGTTTGCACTGGCTGATGAACTGATAAGAGGTATTGTTGGAATGGCAATGTGACCGACATTCACATTGAGATTTGCTTCGTATGTTTAACATACAATAGAATAATTGAGCGACAACGTGTCGCTTAACAAAATCAGAATACCAGTAAAATGTGTTTTAGGGGAAAAATAATCCCTTAAATATTTCTTTCGACGAATTTCGTCGAATAAAAGAATGGCATAGAAAAGACCCCTTTTTATGGGGTCTCTTCTTTTGCACAGTCCTCTAAGTCTTTCTGAAGAATTTTAGATGCAAGTTCTGAAAGCTGTGGGAAGTAGGTGATTACTTCGGAATTTCTGCATTTCCAGTTTCCGGTCGTTGCGCTGTAAATTCTCTTTGCTTCATCAAAATTATACGTTCTTCCCAAAACTTCAAGTAAGTGGTGCATATATTCCTTTGATGTAATGTCGTAGCAACGGCAGATGTAGTTGATTTTGCCACGGTTGATGCAGAACCAGTCTGTTTCAAACTCTAATGTCGGCTTTTCCTCGATTGCTGTGGTGGAAGTAGGTGCTGGATGTTGATTTCTTAATGCAAAATAAGCATTGACAAGGCTCCTCTGAACTTTCCATGATAAATCATCCTTAAATGGTTTTACAAGCATAAGGTATCCGCTTTCGGTGAATACAGTAATACCTCTGTTTGGAATATCAATATTTCTAATGTCCACCCGGTGGACATTAGAATTTTCTTTTTCCAAAACAATATAATCAACGCCATTTATAAAGCGCTTTTTGTTTCTATTAAACGCTTTTCTAGCCGTTCCACTTGGTCTTTTATGAACAAGGTCGATATCGTCAAAAGTAACAACCATCTGACCATTGTATTCTCTGACATCTAACTCTGTTCCTTCAACGTTTACAATATTTTCCATATTATTTTTCCTTTCTTTTTATCTATCACAAAGTATATTTGTATATGCCAATATGCATTTGAGGAAATGAATGCTGGTATTTTCAAGGTTACAGATAATTTTTTTGATAAGTTCTTCTCTCATTTTCAGCTCCTCCATTTAATCAAAAATAATTTGCCAAAAGGAAGATGCAGTGCTATAATTTACATAATCCTTTTGGGGTAAAGGAGCAGCCGGTTACTTTGCGGGTATGGCTGCTCCTTCTTTTTTAGTTTCCGATTTCTTCATCAACTTTTTCGTTAAACCATTTCGTTTTAGTCAATCCTTTTTGGGAAAGTTTTTCCTCTAACTTCTCAAACTTTTCCTTTTCGATTTCAACACTAAAATTTTTTGTTTTCTTTCTTCGCTCTTTGAAGTAATCGGCTCTGCTTTTAGGTGCTATGGGTATCACCTCCTTGTTTCGAGATACATTATATAATGTTTCGAGATACAAGTCAAGAGTTTTTTTAGAAAAATAAAAATAGAGCCGTTTCAGCCCTATTTCTAAAGAGAATTTCTATTTTACAATTCATACTGCGGATATGCCTTTTCCCATACGGACTTGTGATAAGTGTTCACTTCGCCATAATTTGCATCGAATATCTTTTTTACTTCATATCCCATTGTAATTCCGGTAGCTTTCAGCTTTCTCCAGTCAAAACGTTTCCATGATACACCATTCAGAGCCGCTACACGTTTAATAGAGTACCAGTCCTTGGAAGTATCAAGCTGTGCTTTCAATTCCTCTTCCCGGTCAAGGCTTTCCAAAAGTTGTGCCACAGCATCACGATAAGTCATAGGTACATTCGGTGTAGACTGCTCCAAAGAATATGTTCCGGTTTTGCGAATGGATGGTAAAACCTCATCGAATATCCAACTTTCAAACTTTTCAGAAGATGGTAATTCACTGTGAGAAATAAGCCTATACATATCTCCCTCTGGAATCACATTTACCTCTATCGTTTTGGTTTCACTTTGTGGATGAGGTATACTGTATTTTGCCGTATACCTACAATGAGCAGAAATTGCATCCGATGGTCGTTTATATCCAAGTGCCTTTGCTATATCAGTTGCTACAAAATAAGGTTTCCCATCAATCATAACGGTTCTTACATCACCAAATTCATTGTTGCTAAATACTTCCAGTTCATTCATTTTCATTACCTCCCGTAGTCTTATATGAGAGGGTAGAAGATCATAAAAATAAGCCCACTACCCCTGTTACTGTTGGAGTAGCGAACTTCCAATCTCTTTTTGGTCTGTCTTTATTCCGGGTCTTGGTTGCAATCTAGGCTGTCTAATCAGCTTTCACTCACCGGACGTGATGCAAGACTTCCTAACTGACACATATTATATCATGCAGAACATGGGTTCGCAACATAAAAAATAAGAGCACCCTTGCGGATGCCCTTAAAATCCTATATTCTATTGTAATTTGAGTACTTCTTTGTTTCCAGTCCAAATGCTTGTTTCATATTCCAGTTCAATGCTCTGCGCATCCTGCGGAACTACAAATGCAATCTTGTAAGATGTTTTTCTGCCACTTGAAAGATTTGCATTCAACGAAGAACTATCAACAACACTGTAATTTTGTTCACAATCTGTATCGTCTGCGTAGCACTGGAAATCGTAGATGCTTACATACTTATCATCTTTACTGTTGTTCTGATAGGAAACATCAATCATAATGTATTTTGTTCCATCAGCAGGAGCGTTCCAACCGTATTCATCCTCATAATCAGTGTAGTCAAGGTCAAAATCATTTATTGTAACTTGCAAGCCGTCCGCATCGAATGTGTAACCGGGAGAAATAACAGTACCACTAGGTACTTCCGCTTCTTCAACTTTAGATTCCGGTGTACTTTCTGATACTGCGGTAGAACTTTCTTGTATTGCAGAAACAGATGCCTGTGTGCCGGTAGATTCCTTGTTACTATCGGATACACTATTTACAAACAATGCCATAATGGCAAAAATAATAATTCCGATAATAGAGCAAGTCAGTCCTGCGATAGCAGTGCCGTGTTTCTTGTCTTTCTGACATAGTGCAATGATAGCAAGAACAGCACCTATAATTCCCGGCACAATTCCGAAAGCTATACAAGCTGTCAAAATACTGATGATTCCTAAAATCATCGAAGCAATTCCTAAACCACTTTGTTTCATAGAGTAATTACCCCTTTCATTTTGAATTTTATAAAATTTTAACACATTTGTGGTATTCTGTCGATAAATAGATGTGAAGTATTGAAAAAATTTTAATGTGTTTCTTTTGATACCCCCGTAGGTCTGCATTTTCAACCGAAAATCTCGTTTTCAGAGGTTTTTGAAAGAAAAATTTTTCTACAATTTTCGTGCTAAAAATTTTCAATCCCCCCGGGGTAGCACTTTTCAAGCTGGAAAATCCGTTTTCAGAGGTTTTTCTCTGATTTTTTCAGACCGTTTCAAAGTGTGGAACATCTGCACACTTCTGCGGTGCGAGTCCTGGACCGGTCACCCGGTCACCGTGTCGCAGCTTTCGCAAGGTCTCCGACTGCAGAAAGCATGGAATCATACGCAGACCGCAACAGCTCTGCAGATTCAGGAGACAGACCACCGGCGGCATTCTCTACCCTTATAACGGTTTCCAGCCGTTCCCCGGCATCCGCTACGCTCTCCATAATGTCGTATACATGACCGATTCCCACTTTTCGCATTTTGTATAATCCCCTTGTAATATTTGATTGTACACCAAGACAGCGCAAGCCGTCAATATATCCGGGCGCAGGATCTGACCGGATCCGGTGGAATAGTAACACAAATAGACAGCCAGACGGCAGCATATCCAACGGAACACGACAAAAGGACGGTTGCAAGCCGTCTTTTATCTGTTTTCCAGTTCAAAAATTGCCCATCGCAAAACTGCGGCTGTCTCCGTGTCTTTCTCTCGCTCCGCACACTCTAACAGCTTGTATAGTCTTTCAATGTTCTTTTCTTCCATCCTATGGTAACCTCCTTTTTTTTATTTTTGGGTAAATTTCACCCATAAAACCGCCGCCGGTAGTGATCCGGCGGGCATCCTCTGCGGCGGTTAATTCAAACAGTTTTCAATATCTTTTGCAAGGTGTGGAAATGCTTTTTCTATGTCTTGCACGCTGTCGGCGTAATAATCACCAACAATTTTTCCAAAAATGCGAAGATTGCCGGAATAAAATCCGCCTAAATCATTAAAATATATGTCTAATCCTGTCACCTGTTCCGGCTTGTCTCCATACCACATATCAATATTTATTTTTCCCATTTTCATTTCCTCCATATTCTCAAATTTCCCCGGTGATCCAGGTAAAAGCAAGCCGGGGAATCGAACCCCGGGAAAGCGGCCTTGCTTAATTTCTTGAATAAAATTCTTTCGATGCATCATTTGCCCAATGCGGCATAATGTTTTCAAAATCTGCGCCATATATAAATTTTAATGTTTCGCAAAAAGTTTCATATCGAGCTTTTTCAGTGCTTTCAAAAATGCTTTTTTCAAATGAATCATTTTCCAAACAATCCATGTATAAATCTTTATAATATTCTTTACATTCGCTTAAATTTTTCATGTTTTCCCTTTCTGGTCTGCCATCATCAGAGCCGGGAGACCATCCCACGGCTGACGCTCCAGGGCGGAGCGTTTCGGCTATTTATGGAAAATGCGGGTAAGCCTGTCTTACTTGCTCAACTCTTTATAATACCGGAGCACATACCCGGCGAGCATTGCAAAAATTAGTAATATAAAATTCTCCATTTTTCACCTCCGGAACTTATTCATTGCACGCAATCATTCCAGCGATAAAATAATAACATTCGCTTGCTGTCATTCCGTAAGAGTTCCCGACGGTCTTAATTCCTCCGGATGTGTTTCCTACCATCTGCACTGCATAGCCAGCAGCATCTTTATAAAGTCTATAACTTCCTACTGTATTCCATTCGGGTTTTTCAAATCCATTCATTGCGTTTAATCTTGTGATCATGTTTTCTAAAGTTGCTTTTCTCATATTGCTTTACCTTTTCACCCGTGTTATAATATGGGTGCCTTTCTTTTTGGGTGCCGGTGTTCGCTTGGTAGGTGTCACCGGCTTTTTTATTTGTTGATATTATAATAACAAATATATTGCACATATACAATATGTAATATTTAACAAAATAATGCACATATAACCATGCGTTTATTAGTTAAAATGTATATTGCACATATTTTATTGACAAACTAATGCACATATAGTATAGTAAAGCTATATTTATATTGTATGGAGGTAATAAGAATGGGTATAAACAAAACAAGTGAAGCACAATTAAAAGCTAGTAGAGAATACGAAAAAAGAAACGACCGTATAAATATAGTTTTTCCGGCAGGCACTAGGGACAAAATGAAAGAGCTTGGAATTGAAAAGCCGAACACGTTTATTAAAGAAGTAGTTGCGGCAGAACTTGAAAAAATGGAGAAATACAAAAAATAATGCACATATATCTATTGACATATAATGCACATAATGTTATAGTGATATCACGATATCAAACAAGTGATATCACACTAATGATATCATGATATCACAGCAATGATATCACACAAATGATATCATAAAAAACTAATGATATCGCATTAATGATATCACAAGAAAAGGAGGTGCTAAAATGGCGGAAACATTTAACCAAATGATTAGATTCCCGAAAGACCTAGAACCGAAGATCAAAGCGCAGGCAGAAAAGAACGGTGTAAGTGTCAACCAGTTTGTTATAGGTGCCGTGATCGTAGCATTGCAACCAGTACAACCGCAGACAGTGACAGAGCAACCGAAAGAAATGCCCGTGACAGGCTCTAGAAGCCCCATAGACGAGAAAATCGCACTCATGCAGGCAAATGAACGGCTACACGCTTTACAAGCCAAAACAGCGGCAGAAAGAGCCGCTAGAGAGCACGGAGAAGTTAAACCAGTTATAAAACATCCTCCGAAATGGGCAGGCTTACCCGGACAGCGGCCAGACGAAAGCAATGTTGAATGGGTAGAACGCAAGAGGAAAGAAGCGGAAGAAATTTATAAACAAGGTATGGAACGAATACAAAGAGAAAAGGAGCAAACGAAATGAAAGGAACGCCGGAGCAGATCACAGCAAAGAAAGCCGCCCGGATCCGCTCAAACGTCCGGCAGTTCTTCCGGTACTACCGGGAGCAACTGGAGCAGACGGAAAAGCCGGCTTTAAAAGAATTTAACAGGGCAGAACTCCAAGCCCTGGAAACGGTGCAAGTGGAAACGCTCCAAGCACTGGAGAGAATGACAGATCCGGAGTTATTGACCAGCAAAACCGCATACGGTGACAGGGCACTAATTGACCGGATCACAGCGAGAGCGGAACGGATCAGAAGAACAAGTAAACAAATAGCTTAAAAGAAAGGTTAAAAGGTGGAAATTATGCAGAAGATAGAAATTTATTGTAATTACGGAGTTTTAGCAGCAGAAAAGAGAAATGTTTATACTTACGGCGGAGAACATCAACACGCAACCTGCAGCGATCGCATGACTGTTATAGTTCCGGACGAATGGAAATTATATAAAAATACTTTTGGCGCCACTATGGTTGAATCTCCTTGGGGCGAATGCTACGAGATTAACGAAGTACTTCATGGGAACGAAAAGCCTTGTTTTTATGCGCTCGATAAAGAAATGAAAGGGCATATGGCATATTTGGAAGAAGTAAACGAATAAAAGCAACAGGCGGAGCCGAAAAGCTCCGCTTTTTGCATTGGAGTAAAAAGATGAAAGATAATATACTACCAAGAATCTGCAGAACGTGCGGAACCAGCTTTTTAGGTGGGCCGAGGGCGTTTTACTGTCCTGAATGCAGACAGGAACGAAAAAAAGAGCAAAGCAAAAGATATAAAGAGCGCAACAAGCACGGATCTACAACTCCGCTTGGGTCTATTATACAGTGCGAGTCTTGCGGATGCGATATAATTAAGCGCAGCGGCTTACAAAGATTTTGTAAGCAATGTGCAAAAAAACATTTAAAAATAATTGACAATCAGCAATCTTTAACTTGGAATAAAAACAATCAAGTAAAAGTAAAAAAATCAAAAAAATTATACAACGATAAAAAGCAAGCAACCAGAATACATAAAAACAGCGGCATCCCTGGCGTTAATTGGGACACGGTAAAAAACAAATGGATTGCTTGCGTATCTGTTAATCACAAGCAAATCAAGATTGTGACCACATCAAACATAAATGTTGCAAAATTGGCAAGGGAGGAAGCGCAGAAGGCAAAAGAAACCGGATTATTAACAGATGATTTTATAAACATATTAAAATCAAAATATCGTAATCTATAAGCAGGTGTAACAGCCTGCTTTTCTTGATCTATTTTCACTGTGATATTTTAACGTGCTAAATTTTGTAGACAAATTGTAGACATTTTGTAGACGCAGATTAAATAAAAGGAGATTAGATAAAATAAAGGTTAGATAAAATAAAAATAAATAAGTGCAGAAAGACATTGTATAACCAAGTATATATAAATACTAGAGCTGACCATCTGCCACCATGTACCCATCTGCAAAAATTACCTATCTGTCTGTCAAAAAATCCCATTTGTCAAATTTAACCGGATGATATTTTTTAAGCATATGATTTTTATATACTCAGGATCACCGGCAGACATACCACAACAACAAATCATCAAATACGTAAAAGGTTGTTGTGGATTTATAAATAGGTCTTGTGTTATGATAAAAGCAGTTAGGGAGCCGACGTTAACACGGTGCGAGTGACAGCGGTGTAAATCCAACCCCCCCTCTGGATATGCAGCCGCCCAGATTGTAACCAAGACCACCGGAGCCGACAGACCGGAACCGACAAGAAGTCACTAGCTTGTCACTTTTGTAAATTTATGTTTTTACATGATCTGTGGAGGAGATCAAAAGACATAGGTTTATTGAGTGATGCTTAGTGATTTTTTTATTGCAGATTTTTAGGAGGTGCAGAGCGGTGCAGGACGTCAGAGAGATTCCAAACATTGACGAGATTAAAAAAAATATCCGTAAATACTTTGACGATTATTGCGCAGCTTATGGCATCGATGACATGAGATCACAACGGCAACCGGTTTTTAATGGTGCCATGCAATATATATATAACAATTATATAAGGCCTAGTAATGTATTAAAAGATATACCCCAAAACGTAGTGGATAATAGTATCAACCAAATGCTAACTAACTACAATGCGTACAACATAGATCTGTTGTATGAGGTTTATTTATATCTTAGAGAGTTAGCCAACGCTTATGATATGACTGCTACAGCTGATACATTTAAGATATTAACAGGGATATCTAAACAGGCTTTGAGTGCATGGAGGACTAAATCAAGTACATCGAGCATGGACGAGGTCAGAAAAGCTTTTGTAAATTGGTTAGATGATGCAGATTGTGATCAGCTTGTTGCTTTTAATCTGCGGAATGCGCTGGGAGCAACGGAACGATTAAACAACGACCACGGAAGGAAACAGACCACACAGCAAGAAATTGTGCACAAAATAACCAGGACAGCCGACCAGCTCCCACGATTAGACACAAATTTTGGACAAAATACATCAATGTTGACCGATTCCGGAGCGTATGGAGATAATACAGCAGATGCGAATTAGTAGCAACAACTACGGAAACGTGCGGAAATATGGGATAGTTAAGGACGTGTCAATAAAGATTGCGTGAAAGATTAGTTTAACGCATAGTTGAAAAGAAACATAGCACACAGGGGGAGGGGGTCTGGCAGGACCAGCGAACAGCCCCTACTTAGTCCCTCAAATTTCCTCAAAAATAAAAAAGACCCTTAGGAGGTGTACCACATGATTTTCATTTACATAGTTTTAGCATGGATACTGTTTCAATTACATGCTCCTGCATGGGTGTATATCCTGTTCATCATCGGAGTATTTTTAAGAGCGGTAGTCACTGGTAGAGATTAAGTGTATGCAGATATTTGGGAAAGAGATAAAAGACGAATGTTCAAAATGCGGTGAAGTCCTGCAATGTGAGTTGTTTCTGCAAGGTCACGGAATCAAGAGAGACCGTGAGAACGTTACAGAAATGGTTAGCTGTCAGATGAAGCACCAAAAGAGCAGACTTGATAAAGAGCCTAAAGAAGATTTGCCAGTTAAGGAGAAATGTGAATTGCCACCGGAGATTAAAGAGATATACACAGAGGTTTGGAAAATTCATAAAGAGTGCGCTAATCCGAAAACGGATGATGACTGGTCGTATCTTATCCGGCAGGGCAATTTGCTGATTAAAATACATAACAATAGCCAGTTTGCTAAAGCACTGGTAATGGCAATGATCGATGAAATTGAAGGAAGGACGAAGAAAAAATGCTTGGATTCATGATTTTAAAAATAATGACAACGTTGGTATTGACAGTTTTAGCAATATCTGCTTTATGGTATGCTCCAAAACAGAAAACAGCATCAGACGGAGTTATTTTATTTGCGTTCGCAATGTTCCTTGCATTTGGAATAACTTTCGCGTGGGTATAGCCTATGTGGTTACCGGAGATTATGCGAATTATCCCATATCACAATTTTGAATGGGTTAAATTCATAAAGCCATTGTTATTGCCGAATATCCGGTGTTGTGTTGGCATTGGATATGTGGCAGAGAAATCAAGGCATCAAGAGTGTATGTAGCCTGTGTGTGGGAAACGAAAAATGGAATAATGCGTTCGACAACACCAAGTTTTTTAAAGTACCGTGCACAGGCGTAAAAATTTTTTAGATAAAGCAATATAGGGTGTTTCAAGAAAAATAATCCGGGAGCAGATGGTCTCTCTCCCGGAGTTTAGGGCTATCGCCAAGCGGTAAGGCACAGCACTTTGACTGCTGCATTCCCAGGTCCGAATCCTGGTAGTCCTGTTTCGCAGATTTTTTCTTCTTTCGGTCTTTGCCATCTGCGAATTGTCTTCCATACTTTTCCATTGGAGACACTCCTTTCCCCTCATAGCGGAATGCTGTTAAGAGCCGTCGCAAGGCTCGTGAGGGTTTAACCGGTTTATGATAGCCCGGTTTTTGCGGAATACCGTTGTAGGTTTTAATCCGTGGGTTGTCAGTAAAGACATTAAAATCCCGCACAGCCATTGCGGACATAAAATTGGCGTAGGTGGTTGGGTAGCTCCCAACTAGCAGGTAACTGGCGGATGCCCTGCGAAAATAAAAATAGCTATAAGTGTTGCGCTGTGTCAGCGCCTTAAATGTAGGCATACAGCTTATGGAAACGCACATGATCGGTTAGTCAAGTGGTAAGACACCACCCTTTCACGGTGGTAACGCGAGTTCGAATCTCGTACCGATCATTGGGATGTAGCGCAAATGGAAAGAGCAGTGTCCTTCTAAGGCATAGGCTGTGGGTTCAAGTCCCATCATCCCATTAGGTGTTGTTGCAAGTACACTCCGAGTATGCTTATTACAGAAGCATAGTGGATAAATACACCGGTTAATGTTTATCTCATGGGAACTTGATAGAGCCGCTTGCGGCTGACTAAAAGATCCTTGGGCGGGAGGATAACCAAGTAAAAAGACCTCCGGCTATGCAGTGTTCCCATAATGGTATTGGAGCCGGTTGCTATCCGGTAGGGCGTTTGTTCGCCTTGTAGGTTCGAGTCCTACACACTGCGCTTCGGTCAGATATGACTGAAACAGTCTCGGTAAGCCGACAGGACTTAAAATTGGAGAGCTTGCGTAAGTCACGCTAAAGACCATTGTTGCAACGATGCCTACGATAGCATAACTGGAAATGCCACGGATAATCATCCGGAAATAGTGGGGTTCGATACCCCACCGTAGGATGAGGTCACAAGGTTACAAGGTACGCCGATGACCTATTAAACCCAAGCGAACCTGAGTTTTGGCAACGATTTTGACTTAAAAATCGAATGCGCAGAGGAATGTAGTAGAGGCGGAGGACTGCGAGAACAACGTACATCCGAGGTAAGGCACAAAGAGTTGGGACGTGCCAAAGCTCTCTGAGTGAGTAATCGGTGGTTTATGAGAGCATAAAAATGCCAACGTGCCAGAGCGGTAAATGGAGCGGTCTTGAAAATCGTCTGTCAGAAATGGCTTGTGGGTTCAAATCCTACCGTTGGCGTTTCGGTCAAATTACGCTGTCTGACAGCAGATGGTCTATGTTTTGGCTGAAAATAACAACCTACTCCCAGTACAAGGGAACTAGCTAGGTAGGTTGTCACCATGCATAGCTTCAGTGGCAGAACGGCATCCGCATAGAATGTGTGTCGGCGGTTCGATTCCGTCTGCATGGGTTACGGAGGAATTTTGCATGAATGGATTTCACCTTATTCTTCAAGATTGTTGTCAGTATTGTAAAGATTTTGAACCAAAACTGATACAAATGAATATAACAACAGTATCTGACAAAAGCGAAAAATACTTAAACAACATTACTTGCGAAAATCTTGATAAATGTGAACGGTTAATGGAGAGGTTGAAAAATAAGCATGTGTAAATTTTGTGAAAACTGGCATGACGAAAATACAATCTGCGGAGAAGACATTAAAATTCATAAATGTGCGAATGAAACAGAATTGACAGAAGCACAGATTTTGAAGAATTTCGGAGACAATAAACCCGCCATTGTTATTTTTGCAAATACAGCAGCTATGGGATATTTCAATATTGAGTTTTGTCCGATGTGCGGTAGAAAGTTGGTGGAGTAATGAGCATGACAGCAGTAATTGAAAGTATAGAACGTGATGCGTTTCGACAGGTCACACCTAAAAACATCGGTAATATTGAAGATATAAAAATTGAATGCGCAACGCTGGAAGATGAGCCAGTTATTATGGCTCATTCAAAGGAAGACGAGGTAACTTTGAAAAAATGTTTTTATGTAAAATTGCCCGAACATCGTTGTAGCAAATGCAACCGCCTGTTAGGTAAATTCAATGGACAGGCTGAAATCAAATGCCAGAAATGCGGGAAAATCAACAGAATTGGGGTGAATTTACCCAAGGATAAGGTTTTTGATTTTTTAGAAACAGAAAAGCGAATTTCACAGGAAAGGATAAACGAATACGCAGAATGTTTTGATGGTGTTCCTGTTAATGACCATACAAGAAAGGAACTACTAAAAAGTCATATAAGATTTTGTGACAGAATATTAAAACTTTTGAATTAAATATTTCAGAGCACCAGTCGTAGAGTGCCTACGCAGAGAGCCAAATTTCCAAAATTTTAGGGAAGGAGGCTCTTTTATATTGGCAAGTCAGAGCCTTATATCGGCAGTAAACAGCTATGACAATTACATACAACGCAAGGGAATTGATGAACAGGTCATTGATGCGTATATAGAAGCCTGCAGAGTGGCTATAAACGGTGAAAAAGATATAACTTATGGCTTACAGATAACAAACCGTTCTAAAGGCATTGTAGAGCGTTTCTGCATGGATAGGACAGGCGGTAGAATACTTGACCTTGAAAAATACAGCCAACAACATGAAGAAAAATACAGCCTTGTTGATGACTATTACAAAATTCTTCTGATTGAAGCACATTACCAATTTGAAAGTTTCATGCTATACATGGAAAAGAATAGACCGGTAGAAGAGAGATTTTATCAGCCGAGAATAAATCCATTACGGCAGGTAGCACAGCTTATTCAAGATCTGTACGATGATGTGCTGGACGAAGGAATGGTGTTTTGCCCCGGACGTATCGGAAAGACACAAATAGTCAAAATGGGAAATCTGTGGTTTGGTTCTAACAGACCAGAGCGATCTAATCTGTATTCGGCATATTCAGACAAAATTACTGGTGGTTACTATGACGGTATCATAGAAATGATTACGGACCCGACATACACGTATGCTGAAATATATCCAAACATAGTAGAGAAAAAGTTGGTTACTGACGGAAAAGATTTGACAGTAGACCTTATACGTAAAAAAACATACCCAACATTTACAATGCGAAGCATTTACGGAACATTGAATGGTGCTTGTGACTGTGACGGGCTTGGAGTTTATGATGACTTATTCAGCGGTATTGATGAAGCATTGAGTGAAGACAGACAAAATACTGTATGGGGAAAATTCGACAACAACTTTATGCCGAGAATTAAGCCGGGAAAAGCTAAATTATTGGGAATTGGCACACGTTGGGCGAAAAAAGACGTTCAAGGTAGACGGTTAGACCTATTACAAAATGATCCTGAATACAAAGGCATACGGCACAGAGAGGTTATTATTCCTGCCCTAAATGAAAACGGAGAAAGCAATTTTGATTATCCGTATCATTTGGGATATACAACTCTTGATTACAAAAGACGTATGGCATCTTTTGAGAACAACGACGATATGGCATCATGGTTTGCACAGTATCAGCAGGAGCCTATTGAAAGAAAAGGTCAGATGTTCAATGTCGATATGATGAATTTCTTTAAACCGGAAGAACTTGAAGGAATAAGGCCTGATAGGATATTTGCAGCTAATGACCCTGCTTATGGTGGCGGTGATTTTGTATCAATGCCTATCTGCTATGAGATTGACGGAGAACATTATATCATTGATGTTGTATACAATGACGGTGATAAGGAAATTACCATACCGGAAGTTACTTCACGAATGGAAAGACATTTAGATAAATTTAATAATAAGACAGCAGAAGTCCATTTTGAGGAAACAAAGACAACATCGGCATACCGTACAGAATGTGAAAAAATATGGGAAAAAGACGGATACCCTATTAACACAAGTCATGATCCGGCAGACAATCAGACTGCAAAAATGGATAGAATCAAAAACCATGCTCCAGACATACGGAAACTTCATTTTGTGAATATGAAATATCAAACAAAAGAGTACAGAAAGTATTTTCAAAATATTTTGTCTGCTACTTTTGAGGGGAAAATGAAGCATGATGACGGGATAGATTCTACGGCACAACTATGTGACATGATTTACGGAAATAAAAGAATGGCAAGAGCAGAAGCAATTCAAAACCCATTCTCTTTCGGACGGAGGTATTGATTATGGTGACTAAAGATGTTTTGTCTCAATACATAGATTTGCAAGAAGAAATAAAAGAAGTACAGCAGAAGATTAAAAAACTTGAATCTGATATCAGAAAAATTGAATCGGATGGGAATGTTGTTGACAGTGTATCAGGTGGATGCGGCGGCACTGAACATTTTCGTATTGAAGGATTCCCTTATCCAGAGTACAGCAGAAAACGGACACTGCTTTATTCCAGAAAGGCTACTTTACAGCTTTTAGAGGACGATTTACTGCAAAAAAATAATGAAGTCGAAGAATTTATTGCAAGCGTTCAGGACAGTCGTATAAGACGGATCATCAATTTACGTTTTGTTGAAAAATTATCATGGAACAAGGTTGCTGATAGAATCGGTGGTGGAAACACAGAGGATAGCGTAAGAAAAGCATTCGATCGTTACATGGCAAATTAAACTTGTCCGATATGTCCGATTTTTCCGTGATACTATTAAGATGCAGAAAGATTCCAAGATATTTTTCATTTCCTCCTCAGATCATGTGAAGACTACAGAAGTACCGCTCTTATCAGCAAGGGCGGTATTTTTGTGCGCAGAAAAGAGGTATTTATGATTTTTAATCAAAAAATTAGAGTGTACTGTCCGGGATGCGGACGGTTAGTCGGTGAATGCAGTTCAAAATCGCACATTGACAAGACATATAAGTGCCGGAATTGCGATAAGATGGTTGTTTACCATACGGAGACCGGAGAACGTGAGATCAAGAAACTTCCCAAAAGAGACCAGAGCAGCGGAATTACATTTATGTAGGTGAAAATATGAACACTATGAAATTTCAAGACCTTGTAAAGGGTTGTCACGGTAGAAAAATTGCATATACGGATGTAGAGCAGATAACCGAAGACAACATTGTAAAGGTTATCGGTGATTGCATCGGTGTTTTTTATTACAATAAGCCAGTTATCAAGTACTTGTGGGAGTACTACAAAGGAGACCAGCCGGTACTATACAGAACAAAGATTTCAAATGAGGATATCACCAATCGAGTAGTAGAGAACCATTCTTTTGAATGGGTGCAATTCAAGGTCGCTCAGACTTACGGAGAGCCTATTCAGTTTGTCAGCAGAAAAGATGATGAAGCTGTAAATAAGGCAGTAGATGAACTAAATGATTACTTAGCAGATGCAAATAAGCATGAGAAAGACATAAAAGCTGGTGAATGGCAGTCGGCAACCGGAACATCATTCAAAGCTATTCAGATTGTGAATGGAGATGTGCCTATACGTGTGGTTGCACCTAATCCTCTGAACACGTTTGTCATTTACAACCGCAGTTCCGAAGAACCGATTTTGGCGGTACAGGAATTAAAAGATGAAAACGGCGAGTGGTACAAACTATGCTACACGGAATCCTATGAATGTAAGATAAAAAACAGTGCGGTTGTTCCTGATACATGGAAACTTCACGGATTTGGTGGTATTCCGATTGTAGAATTTCCGAACAACCATGAGCGGTTGTCTGATATTGAACTTGTTATAGATCTGTTGGATGCAATCAATAATACACAGTCAAACAGAATGGATGGTATAGAGCAATTTATCCAGGCGTGGTACAAATTTGTAAACTGTGAAGTTGACGAAGAACAGTTCAAAAAAATGAAAATGAACCATGCATTGGTTGTAAAGTCCATTAACAAGGATAACAAGTCTGATGTTGATGTGATGTCACAGGAACTTGACCAAACGCAGACACAGGTTTCCAAGGATGATTTAACAGACAGCGCACTTTCAATTTTGGGAATACCGAACAAGCAAGGAAACACTGGCGGTGATACGCAGGGTGCGGTTGAGCTGAGAAACGGATGGGATTTTTCAAAATCAAGAGCAAGGCTTAAGGATCCGGTTGTTAAGACAGCAGAGAAGAGACTGGCCAAGGTTGCGCTGAATGTTATCCGCATTAAGAAAGAGGATCTGAAAATCACTCTTAGAGATTTTGATGTGCAGATCAACCACAGTCCACAAGATAATATGTATACCAAGTCGCAGACATTACTGCAACTTCTGCAGTGTGGTATTCATCCTCTTATTGCAATCAAAACGGTTGGACTTTGGGGAGATTGTGAAAAGACTTTCAACCTTTCCAAACCTTACCTTGATGCTCTGTGGAAAACTGCTGACATTATCAACATGGAAGAGCAGATGGCAAAAGCACAGGAAATTGTAAAACAAATGCAAAATAAGACAGTTGCCTAGAAATAGGTAGCTGTTTTTATTTTATAAAAATTCGCAAAGCCGTGAGCGTACAAATCGGCAATGTCACTCGGTGTCGTTGCACCGTAAAAAAACGTAGGACATAACGGAGGTAATTTATGAAGAGAGAAGATTTAGCGGCAATGGGATTAACTGATGAACAGATTGAAAAGGTTATTGCCGAAAACGGCAAAGATGTTCAGACAGCAAATGCCAAGGCAACCAAAAACAATGCTGAACTGGAACGGTTACAGGGCATTGAAAAAGAGTTTAATGCCATGAAAGACCAAAATCTTTCCGAACAGGAAAAGGCAGCGAAGCAGTTAGAGGAAGCAAATAATCGTATCGCAGAGTTGGAAAAAGCACAGACTTTAGCAACTCAGCGTACAAGTGCGGCTGACAAATTCAAAATCACATCAGAACAGGCGGCACAGGTTGTAAAGGATGACGGCAGTTTTGATTTTGATGTTCTCGGAAAAATTATCTCTGATAAAGAGACTGCTGCGGCACAAGCCAAGGAGCAGGAGATTGCAAACGGATCTACTAATCCTGGAGGTGGAATTGCTGGCGGTGGAAAAGATGGCAAAAAAACAGAAGCCGAAAAAGCGGCTGAAAAGATTGGCAAGACTTTAGCTGGAACAAACAAAGAAGCCGAAGCTGTAGTTAGCCAGTACTTATAAGGAGGTACACAAAATGAAATTCTCTGAAACAAGTGTAACTACCCAGTTAGAAATTCTTAAGAGAAAGCTGGGCGGTGAATTATTTGTTCCTATTAAACTGGATGCAAGTGCTTTCACTAATGGTGTGTGCAAGGCTGGTAATCCTATTAGTGCGACAGGAAAGAAAGTAAATGGTGGAAGCACCGATGATGCAGCAGTAGGTATTTTGCTTAACGATGTTTACGATAGCAACCCCAACGGAACTATCATTAAGGCTTTTGCCTGTGTAAATGAAGCAAATGCTAACGCAAATGCAGGTATTACCATTGCCGATGGTGTAAAGACAGGATTATCACTGATTGTATTTGAATAACTGAAACCGACTACAGACAGATGTAGCCGCTGACCGCTGAAAGATAGCGGTAGAAAGTGAGGAAATAATGAACATTAGAGATGCCTACAATGCGAAAGCAATCGCACTTGTGCATACAGAAGTTGCAAGTAATAAAATTGCATATCTTGGTTCCGGCTTATTCCCCGCCAAGAAGAAAATGGGACTGGATTTGAAGTGGATTAAGACTTCTAATGGACTTCCTGTTACCCTGAAAGCATCTAATTTTGATGCAGTTTCCACTATCAGAAGCCGTGAAGGATTCAAGATGCAAGAGACAGAAATGGCATTCTTCCGTGAATCTATGATTATCAAAGAACAGGACGAACAGGAAATCATGCGTATTAAGGACAGCACAGACCCTTACGCAGCAGAAGTATTAAGCAGAATTTTTGATGATGCAAATACTCTTGTGGAAGGTGCTGATGTAGTTCCTGAACGTATGATTATGCAGCTGCTTGCACCCAGTGACGGATCTCCTAAGATTTCCATTCAGGCTGACGGTGTAACCTACGCTTATAACTATGACCCTAACGGAACCTACAAAGCCAACAACTTTGCAGAACTTACAACTACGACCGATAAGTGGTCTGATACCGAGAACTCTGATCCTATGGATGATGTTTCCGTAGCCATTGATGCCGTAGAAGAAGCTACTGGCGAGAGACCTTCCATCATGATTGTCTCTAAGAAGACCATGAACTACTTAAAACAGAACAAAAAGATCAAGAGTGCTGTTCTTGCACAGAATACAACCGCAAATGTATTTATGACCGATGCGAGAGTAAAGGAACTTTTCTCTACCGAACTTGGCATTAGCATCATTGTATACACTAAGCAGTACAAGGATGAAAGCGGAACTGCTCATAAGTTTTATCCTGATGGATTTGCGACCCTTATTCCTAACGGTGCACTGGGTAGTACATGGTACGGCACTACTCCCGAAGAGCGTACACTCATGGGTAATCCTGCCACAGATGTAAGACTTGTGAATACTGGTGTTGCTGTTGCGGTTTCTGTTTCTGAAGACCCTGTACAGACTAAGACAACCGTGTCTGAAATCGTACTTCCTTCCTACGAGAGAATGGATAGCACCTATGTAATTAAGTGCTACTAATCGGAGGTATGCTGATGAAATTTGATTACAAAGTCAAATACAAAGGCAAATGGTATCTTCCGGGAGAAGAAATCCCGGAGGAAACCGTCACCGAAGTAAAAGAAGAAATCCCGGAGGAAACCGCATATACTAAGACGGAAATCAACCGTATGTCTACGGCAGACTTGCAGAAGTTAGCCGCAGAACACGGTGTCTCAGGTGCGGAAGAAATCAGCGGTGCGGAACTGAAAAAGATTCTGATTGAAAAGTTTGAACTTTAAGAGGTAACACATGGCAGAATATACGACTTTGGAGCAAGTAAAAATCCGTCTGAAACAATTTCATATTGATTCTGAAAGCTCCGAGGTCGTGTTTGACCATTTGGAAGAAAATCCGCTTTTGGAACAACTTATCAGTCAAGCAGAAGCCGACATCAGAGCAAAAAGAATGTACCCGGAAAGCTACACGGAAGAGAAGATTGCTGCGGATATGAAACAATTTCAGTCCGTTGTGGTTAATCTTGTCGTGTATGACAGATCGCAAGCCGGTGAAGACTTCATGGCAAGCTATTCAGAGAATGGAGTGTCGAGAAAATGGAGAGACCGTGAGGATCTGTTTGTTGGCGTATTTCCATTTGCAAAGGTATTGTAATTAAAAGAAGATTGTGCGTGACCATATTACTGATTCCGGTAATAAGGTTGCAGGCGGCACACTTTAAGGGTGGTGGGCTGTGTGCCAAAAAATAAACAGTTAGGAGATATGAAGTGAAAGAATTTTTATTACAGACGTATACGATTGTTCTGCCTATTTTATTAGGCTACATCGTCTGGCTCCTAAAGCAGCAAAAGAAAGATAGGGATGCGAACAGCAAGGGAACAATGCTTCTTTTGCGTGTGCAACTTATTGAGTATCACGATAAGTACATGAAGTTGGGAGAAATTCCAAGCTATGCGTATGAAAACTTTGTTGAGATGTATAATGCTTATCATGCGCTTGGTGGAAATGGAATGGCAACTAAAATGTATGAAGAAATAAAAGAAATAAGATTAAAGAACGGAGGTAAGGAATGATGGATTTTTCACAGGTAGGAACTTGTGTTGCAATCGTGGTTATTTGCTATCTTGCCGGTATTGGAGCGAAGCTGATTCCGGTTATTAAGGATAACTACATCCCGGTTGTTGTTGGCATTGTAGGTGGCATTCTCGGAGTAGTAGGAATGTATGTTATTCCGGATTTCCCGGCAAATGATGTACTGAATGCGATTGCAGTCGGAATTGTTTCCGGTTTGGCAAGCACTGGTGTAAATCAGATTTACAAGCAGGTGAAGAAAGATGCTTGACATTAACAAGCAGGAAATGAAGTACTCACGGCAGGGAGAAAAAGTCACGATTTATGACCGGGACGAAAACGGAGAAATAAAGTACATAGAGATGGACGGAGAAAGGATTCCGGTGGTTTTGAGAGAAACTACCGGATATTCTGAACCCGTACTTTTTTCTGCCAACATCAGCAATAAGTTGTCGGAAGTACTGGTAAAGGAATTTGGTATTGATGATTCCAGTTCGTATTGTCAGATTGTTACCGACAAAGGCTATTTGCCGATTAAGGCAGGGGATGTTATCTGGAAGAAGTCAGAAGTAGGTCGTGACGATGACGGACTTGTGGACAACAAGACTGCGGACTATGTTGTCAAAGGCGTTGCAGACGAGGGACTGACAGCAGATTTGTTCTTGTTGCAGAAGACGGTGAAGTGATATGGGAAAGACAATCAATATCAACCTGTTTGACCAAAAGTCCATACAAGCGGCTGTAAAGGCTCTTAGAAACTATGAAAATAGCTTAGAGTATAAATGTAGGCTACTGGCTGAAACAATGGCAGAAAAGGGCGTAGAGATTGCTAGAGTGCAGATTTCTGACCTCGATGCTATATTTAATCAAGAACTTTTACGGAGCATTCATGCAGAGTATGTTGGTTCTGTAAAAGGTGGCGGTGTTTGGGCGGTTGTCGCAGGTACAGACCATGCGCTTTTTGTGGAGTTTGGCACAGGTCAGATGGGGGCAGAAAACCCTTATCCGTATGATTTGCCGGAAGGTGTTACATGGAAATACAACTCCGGTAAAACAATTCGTCAAGCATTACAAGACATTGAAGTGCATGGAAACACTTATGTGAAAGCCGGAGAATACTACTGGAGTTATATCGGAGATGACGGAAAACTTCATATAACAAAAGGTATGCCGTCAAGACCATTTATGTACCTGACTGCAATAGAACTTCGTGATATTGTATCACAGACAGCAAAGGTGGTGTTTGGTAGTGGATAATGAATATCAGTGGGTATCAGATTTTAAAGTCAAGATTGCATCGTACTTAAAAATGAAGATACCGCAGAGCCATCCTAAAACTTATGTGACGGACAAAAGTAAGGATTTGTCAGACCCTACATTCCCTACCGTGTACTTTCATGCTATGCCGTTCACAGAGACAGGACAAGACCTTGAAGCACGTTCTGTTAATGGAATCACAGCATCATACCAGGTGGATGTGATAACCAACAAAAGTCAGGAAGAAGCCGAAGCTATCATGTCTACGGTTGCCGGACTTTTCAAACGTCTGCGATTTCAAATAACTTCCATGCCAGAGTTCAATAATACTTCGCAGGACACATACAGAAGCACTGCACGGTTCAGAAGAACAGTAGGTGCTGATGATACATTGTAACTATTAGAGCCATATGGCTCTATTTTTTTATGCAAATTTAAGGAGGTATAAATTATGGCAGCAGCCGGAATTTCTACTTTAGGTATTACTTTCGGATATGGTACAGAGACAACCGCCGGAACAAAACCTACAAGTTTTAAGCAACTTACAAGAATTAATGCCATTGGCGGCATCAACATTGAACCGGAACAGATTGATGCTTCTGCGTTAGAAGATGCAATCACCAGATATGTAAAAGGTCGTGCAGATACTGGCGGTTCTTTTGCAGTCACAGTCAACTTTACATCAGAGACTGTTGCTGAATGGACTGCACTTATCACAGCCTATAAAGCTCTTACTGGTGGAAATAGAATGTGGTTTGAAACCGTTATTCCCGGAGAAGATAAATCTTTCTTCGTTGTTGCACAGCCGCCCGAGCAGATTCCACAACCCGAAATCGGACAGAACGAACTTCTGACGATCGAAATGAATCTTACCATTGAGGAATACAAGGGATTGGATGCTACCGTTGCACTGACAACGGGGGAATAGCAAGTCAGTCAGAAACAAATAACACTGCCGTGGCTGACTTTGATGAAGCGGTAGATGAAACATTAATTTAGCAAAAAGAGAGCCGTCTTCGGGCGGCTCCTTTCCAACAAAATGTTGGGGAAAGGATATGTTTTTATGAAGAAGATTTTAGTTAATGATGTTGAATATACTTTAGAGTTTGGATTCGGTGCTGTGGAGTGCAAGGATTTGATTCAAAAGATGTTTCTTATGCTTTCCGGTGGCTATGTAGCTAAAAAAGCAAAAAATGTACAGAATCCCACACCAGAAGAAGTTGTAGATGGTAGCGGATATATGCTTGCAGAATTTCCTCATGTATGCAAAACGGCTTTTTATGCTGGTCTTATCGAAAACCATGAAGATATTACACCGGATGAATCCAATGCTTTAATGAAAGAATACATGAAAGCAAACGGTCTGTCTTTTGTGAAACTGTATGGAGAACTGACAGACTGTATGAAAGAAGACGGTTTTTTCGAACTGTCGGGTCTGACGGAAATGATGACGCAGACCAAGGAAGAGATGGAAAAAGAGGACAGCAAGGTAACGAAGATGCCACAGGATCACAAGAAGAAATCGACTGGCACAAAATAATATGGGAAGAATATTTTCCATTTGCTTTTTCCATGGGAATTTCGATAGAAGAGTTCAAACATCTGAATCCTAAGAAATTAGAGTGGTGTTACAAAGGATATAAACTCAAAAAAGAGGAAGAAGATAGGAATTCATGGCAACGGTGGGGAGATTATGGAATATCTGCATTAATCTTTGCAATAGACCATTGCCTAAACGGTCGAAAAGCACAATCGAAGTATATTGACAAGCCTATTATAGAACGTGCGGACATTGCTAATAATGAAAAAGAAATTCAGAAGCAAAGGAAAGCGTTCCTCGCAGGACTTATGGCAATGCAAGCTAATTTTGAATTATCACATCCAAAAAAGGAGAAACAAACATGAGTTTAACAGGAATTGATGTGTCCTCATACCAGGGGACGATTAACTGGTGGGCGGTAAAACAGAACGGTATTGATTTTGCTATTCTGAAAGTCATCCGTAAGGATTTGAATCCGGACAAGAAATTTGAAGAGAACTGGAAAGGTTGTAAAGAGCACAATGTCCATGTGCACGGAGTATATGAATACGGATATATTACAACGGTTGCAAAATCACGATCTGATGCAAGAAGAGTGCTTACTATTCTTAATGGCAGAAAAGTGACAGTATATCTTGATGTTGAAGATGCCGTTATGAAAGGTCTTGGCAAAAATATTATTTCCATTATCAATGCTTACGGCAAGGTTATTACTGATGCAGGATTGCAGTTCGGTGTGTACACTGGGGAAAGTTTTTACAAGACATACATTAAGCCTTATGGCGGTGTGAGTTATCCCATGTGGATTGCACGGTATGGCAAGAATAACGGCAAGTGTAATGTGAAGTATCAGCCGCAAGTACCTAACATGGTAGGCTGGCAGTACACTTCTAAAGGTCGTGTAGGCGGTATTGTAGGCAATGTAGACATGAATGTATGGTACAAGGAATTAGATGCCGTATATGAGGATTCTACAAGCTATAGAAACCCTTATACAGAGCCGGAAAGACTTCTTTATTACAAGCGTCTGGCAATGATGAAGGGAAATGATGTCAAGTGGGTGCAGTACGAACTTGTAAGGAAAGGCTTTATGCCGTCTGTAAATGCGAAAGGTAAGACGAACATTGACGGATATTTTGGAAAAACCACTTCTGATGCAGTAAAAGCATTCCAAAAGAGTGTTGGAATCACTGTAGATGGAAAAGTCGGTGCGGTTACAAGGGCATATCTCAAAAAGTAATTTTAGGAGCGGTAGGTGTCACAGCTTGCCGCTCTTTTCTTGGAAGTGGCAGACACTTCCTTTTTTATTGCGGTAAAGGCGGTGCGGTATGGCAGATATTGATTCTTTACAGATTAAAATAAAAGCGGATGCGAATAACGCAAGTAACGCACTGGATAAGTTGGCAAATAGCCTTACGAATTTTCAGAGAAGCTTGTCTATTGATACATCCAAACTGACAAGCATTTCTAATAGCATACAGAGTATCGCAAATGCCGCCAGTTCCATGAATACAAGCGGTATTAAGAATATTTCCACATTGACAAATTCCATTAACAGAATGGGAAAAATAGATACAAGCGGATTAAGCAGAATTTCATCTGCATTGAAGACCTTTTCTGCTGACATGGCAGGAACTAAAGTAGATGGAGTAGGGGATATTGCGAGCATAGCATCTTCGATTTCAAGACTTGGTGGTGTGGCATCAGGCAGAGCAGTCACAAACATTCCTTTACTGGCAAAGAATTTGAAGCAGTTATTTACAACTCTTTCAACCGCTCCAAATGTCAGTGAGAACATTATCCGCATGACAAATGCACTGGCAGGACTGGCATCTACTGGTGCGGCATCCGGGAGAGCAGCAAACTCTTTAGGACGTAATCTGAACACCTATACGGTAAGCGCAAGAAGAGCCACGAAAAGCACATTTAGCCTTGCTGCGGCTTTCGGCAGATTCTACGCAACATATTTCCTTGTGATCCGTGGAATTAAAAGTCTGTGGAAGTCCATAGAGGGAACTACGGACTATATCGAAGCATTTAACTACTACACGGTAGCATTTAATAAAGTCGGCAAGGAATGGGGCAAGGATTTTGAACAATTCGGTTACGACAATGCAGAAGATTATGCGCAGAGTTTCGGAAACCGTGTAAATGAACTGCTTGGCAAAATGTCCGGTCTGAAAGTAGATGTAGACGGTGGGCTGATTTCTGAAAGCGGAATGAAGAACCTGGGACTGAATTTACAGGAGATTACGCAGTATGCTTCACAACTTGCATCTATTACCAACTCTTTAGGGCAGACCGGAGAAGTTACTACGGCAATTTCAAAGTCCATGACAATGCTTGCCGGTGATATTTCCTCCCTGTTTAACGTGGATTTTAGTACAGTTGCAACAAACTTACAGTCCGGTTTGATCGGTCAGTCAAGAGCACTGTATAAGTATGGTATTGATATCACGAATGCCACCTTACAGACTTATGCTTACAAATACGGAATTGAAAAAGCTGTATCTGAAATGTCACAGGCAGAGAAACAGCAGTTGCGTTTACTTGCAATCTTAGACCAGTCCAAAGTATCATGGGGAGATTTAGCGAATACAATCAATTCTCCAAGTAATATGATTCGCCAGTTTACTAACAACGTAAAAGAAGCTGGTATGGTACTGGGTCAGTTGTTTATTCCGGTATTGCAGAAAGTACTTCCTGTTATTAACGGTGTCGTAATTGCGATTAAGAGACTGCTTGTTAGTGTTGCAAATTTACTGGGAATCAAGATTGACTTTTCGTCATTCGGTCAAGGTGTATCCGGGTACAATGAAGATTTGGAAGATACGGCAGATGCGCTGGATAAAGTTGGCACAAGCGCAAAAAATGCTCAAAGCGGAATCAGAGCATTTGATAAATTGAAAGTTATTTCCACACCAAAATCCAGTGGTTCCGGAAGTGGTGCTGGTGGAGCAGGAATTGACCTTACCAAAGAAATCATGGATGCTACTGCAGAGTACGAAAAAGTATGGCAGGAAGCATTCGACAAGATGCAGAATACAGCTATGGGCTGGGCTGATAAAGTAAGCAAGGTGTTTAAGCCAGTGAAAGACATCATAGAAGATCTGGCATATGCATTTAAGTTTGATTCTGATGCCTGGTTTAAGGTTGCCGGAATGGATACGTCCAAACTGGTAACTGGTATTTTTGACTGGTTCACAAGAGCAATAGATTCTGTTGACTGGGAAAAAATCGGAAGACACATAGGTAGTTTCTTGGACGGAATTGATTGGACGGCAATCTTTACTTCTGCCGGAAATTTCATAGAGACTGCCATAGATGCGGCTATCGACCTGTGGAAAGGAAGTTTTGATGCTGCACCGATCGAAACCACGATTCTGACAGCAATAGGGCTTTTGAAATTCACTGGTGTTGGAGATATCATATGGGGGAAAATATCGGACAAGTTATCAGCCAAAGTACTAGGATCAAGTATAGGAATAGTTCCGACAATTGCAATAGCTGCTGTTACTTGGGAGATTGGATTTAATGTAGGAAAATCTTTAGGAAAAGCATTGTTCCCAGAAGATGCAGAGTACTACGACAATTTTACGTGGTTTGGTGAAAATGGTTTTTTTGATACATTAAAAAATACTGATTTTGCCACATTAAAAACTGCGTGGGATGATTTATACAAAGATATAACAGATAATGATTTGTATAGATTCTTGACAGGAACAATGTTGCTTCCAAAACATAGCACTCTTGATGATTTTGGAGATAAAATTGATTGGCTAATTGATAAAATAAAAAATACAAAAGTAGATATGTCAGATACTTTTGGTCTATCATCTGCACTTATCAATATAGCACCACTTGTTGGAAACTGGTTTAATGAAAATGTATCTCCTTGGTTCACAAAGGAAAAGTGGCAAGGAATGGGTCAAACTATAGAGTCATCACTTTCTGAAAAATGGACTTCTTTTACAACATGGTGGAACCAAACAGGATTTTCAAATTGGTGGAAAAAAATTTCAGAGCAGTTTGGACCAACAAAATGGAATAAATTGCTTGAAAACATTCCAACGGCGTTTAGAACAGCATTTAAAACAGCAGCTAATGTTGCAATAGCTCCTTTGAACCTTGTAATAAGTGGAATAGAAACCATGATAAACAATGCCATAGACCTTATTAATGGTTTGATGTCTGCAGCAAGGTTAATACCTAAAATTGGTGACGCAGTTCCGAATAATATACAACACATTAGTGTTGGAAGAATACCTACATTTGAAAAAGGTGGTTACGTTCCTAGCAGATACACTATGTTCATGGCGGGAGAGAACGGTGTTCCGGAGATTGCCGGGACAGTAGGCGGCAAGACAGCGGTTGCCGGTGGAGTTGAAATCACTGGAATCAAAGATGCTATCAATTCCACGGCACAACAGGAAATTGCACTTCTGAAACAGAATAATCAGCTACTGCAAGGAATCCTTGAAAAAGAGTTTGGAATAACAACAGATCAAATTGGAATTGCCGCAAGACAATACGGTCAAGAGCAATTTAACCAAAAACACAAAAATGTATATGTATTTTAACACAGACAGCACTCTGAATGGGTGCTGTCTATTTTTATGCAATAAGGCGGTGAGCGTATGTCAGCATATCAAGGATGGCTTTTAAAAATTGGAGATTACGTTATTGACCAGTCAAGATTTATAGCTGCTGAAAGTTATCAGCCAGCTGTAAATATGCAAGATGTAGACCCGTGGACTGATGCAAATGGATACGTACATAGAAATGCTGTGGAGCTAAAAGCATTAAGTGTTGATTTTTCCACGCCTGCAATGCTGACGGATGACGATTTGCAAGAGTTACTGTCCGGGATACGAAGAAACTTTATTGATGCAACGGAACAGGGATGTAATATCACGGCATACATTCCATTTTTAGGTCAATATGTCACACAATATGGATATATGGCTGATATAAAGCCTACAATCTATGGAACTTATGACGGAGAGATTAAATACAATCAGATAGAATTTTCATTTGTCGGAGGTGTAGCGAATGAGTAACTATACCTATGCGGATTTGTTTGATAAAAGTGCATCCAAAAAGGAAATCACGATTGAAACAGAGGACAAGTCTGTAAAAATCACCAACAGCGAAATCCATTTTGAACAGTTTGAATTAAAAGAAATACTATGTGATGATGATTACCTTACCTTTGGACAGTGCAATGCATCACAGTTAAAATTCAAAATTTCCAACGTGTTCACAAGCATGATTGGGAAACAGATAAATGTTTCTGCTGTGATTAATGGACATACTGACACACCGTTTGTTTTCGGAAAATACCGTGTCATTTCCGATAAACCAACAGATGATAAGCGTTACAGGAATGTGACGGCATATGACGTTATATACGATATTGGAGAATCAGAAGTATCTTCCTGGTATAACGGATTGAAGTTTCCTCTGACCTTAAAACAGTTCAGAGACAGTTTTTTTTCATATTTTGGTGTTGAACAAGTAGCAACCACATTACCTAATGACAGCATGGAAGTGGCAGAAACAATAAAACCAAGCGAACTTTCTGGCCAGACGGTCATGGAAGCAATCTGCTCAATAAATGGATGCTTTGGCCACATTAACCATGATGGAAAATTTGAATATGTTTTCCTTAAAGAAATAATATCAGGTTTATATCCACAGAAAGGATTATATCCACAGAAAGGATTATACCCTAGAAAAGGTTCTGAAAAAGAAAAGGTTACTGGTGGAAAATACAAATCAGTTAAATATGAAGATTTTGTCTGCCAAAAAGTTACAAAAGTTCAGATAAGACAATCAGAAAATGATATTGGTGCAGTTTACCCGGATACAGAGATTACCGAGAACGACAACAGTTATATTTTGCAAGATAATTTCCTTGTTTATGGAATGGGTGCAGATGCCCTAGAAACGGTTGCAAGAAATCTGTATGAGGTTATTAAAGTTGTAAAATATAGACCTTATAACTGTGAAAAAATAGGAAATCCTTGTTTGAGCCTTGGAGAAGCAGTCAATGTATATACGGCTAAAGAAATCATAGAAAGCTATGTGTTGAGCAGAACATACAAAGGAATCCAACAACCGACAGACACCATATCAGCAAGCGGAAAATCTCCAAAGTACAGTGAACAGGTAAATGGAATTAACAAAAGTATAATTCAACTCCGTGGAAAGACTAATGAACTAGAACGGAATGTAGAAGAGACCCGGTCTGAGATCAAGGATGTAGAGAGCGGATTGGATACGAAAATTACGCAAAATGCAGGAAAAATTGAAGCAGAAGCGAAAAGGGCAACAGATACAGAAGTAGAATTGGCAGCGGCAATATCTTTGCAGGCAGACCAAATCAAATTAAAAGTATCAAAAGGTGATGTCAGTTCTCAGTTAAGTGTTGAAAGTGGACAGGTAAGTATTTCTGGAAACCGTTTTGTATTGGAAGCAGATAACTGTAGCATATCAGCAGATGGAACTATAACAGCTAAAAACGCAGTAATGACTGGTAGTTTTAAGTCTATAGGGGAAGACGGAAGTTACACAGAAGTATCATCAGGTGAAATTAAATTTTATAACGAACTATTGCAAAGCACAGGATCTATAAAAGGATTGGGACAATATCTTACTATTGATGCTTCAATGGTAAGTGTAAGCGGAATTTTAGTGGTAGGAAATGGAGCAACATATGATTCACAATATGTAAAAAACATATCAACAACTTCTCGAATATTAGGCAGTAAGACAGTACTGACAAGTGCCACATTAAGTGTCACAAAAAATTATATAAATGGAACCGTATCAGATGTATCTTTGGTAACACAAACAGCCAATGTTGCTGATTATCCTGGATATAATGTTAATTTTATTACAGGAGTTTCATCACTTGGAGGTTTGCTCACTGCAACATCTGGAATTGTCACACTTATGACGTAGGAGATTTATTATGGTAAAAAAAATATTTATTCTTCAAACGATTATTGGAAAAACAATGAAAGAAGTAATGGAAGAAAGGCAAGAAATTCAGCAATATATAGCTTTTACCATTGGAATTTCCACGTTTACGGAAATAAATGCCACATTGTTTAGCACGGAAGATGGCGATGGTTTTGAAGAGTTTATGAAGCAACTTATTGACATGTCGGATACAGTGGTTGCACAGAGCGGATATGAGGTATCTGAACTGTGCAAAAATCTGTATGCATATGCAGAAGAGCAAGGAAAAGAAATCTATGTAAGGGAGAATTGATATGGCAGCAAACTTTGAGATTAAGAAATTAAAAAGCAACCTTGTGACAGTATTAAATCAAACACCGTTGCCTATCGAGGTGAAAAGGCTTGTACTGTATGAAGTGTATTCGGAGACTAAACAGTTATCAGATATGCAGATTATGAAAGAGGAAAGCGAGGTATCTGCAGATGGCGTTGAATAAGGTTTATACCAGAATTAACTGGGAAGATTATCCAAGTGAAAACACGGATTTAGATGCATACAATCTTAATCAGATGGATTCTGCTATTGATGCGTTGGACAACCGTATCATATCACAGGATGCCTTAAAAGTAGACAAGTCTGCAATAAACGGAAATATTGCTGATTGGACTATGGATGAAACAACCGGTGTTATTACTATTACAAAGTACAATGGTGAAAAAGTAATTTTTGACCTTAATATTGAAAAAATACCTGTCGAATTTTCCATGTCTGATGACGGAATCATTACCATGACTACAGAAGATGGAACACAGTTTAAGGCTGATATTGGTTCTATGATTCCGGTGTTGACATTTGAAGATTCTGCAACCATAGCTGTATCCGTGACTGGTACTGGAAAGAATAAGACTTATTCTTTTTCAATCAAAACAGGATCAGTAACAGATGCTATGCTACAGCCTAATTATTTAGCAGATATTAGAGTAGAATCCGCAAATGCATCTGCTTATGCGCAATCCGCAAATGCAAAATCTGTATTGGCTGAATCTTATGCCATAGGTGGAACCGGAACAAGAGAAGGAGAAGATACCGATAACGCAAAGTATTATATGGAGCAGGCAAAACTGCAAACAGGCGGTATTCCAACAAAGGTTAGTGAACTTGAAAATGATGCTGAATACATCACCAAAGATGTTGACAATTTAACTAATTACTATGACAAGACTACTACCGACCAAAAATTAGCCAACATTGACTTGACTGATTATCTCAAAAAGACAGGTGATGCTTCCAACACAACCGTAACATTCATCGAGCCTACAGAACTAACACAGCCGACCGCAGGAGAGAAACTTGGTGGAATTATCGGCAAAGTTAGCCTTGCAATAAAGAATATAAAAACATTAATTACGCTTATAGGCAATACTGATATTTCATCAATCGGAAACGGCACTGTTACAGGTGCGATTAGTGATGTAAATGGCAAGTTAA